CTATTTTTAGAATGATACATTTGGTCTAAAGATTTACTATCAAACCAAAGTTTTAATTAGAGTTTTTTGTTATATAATTTGAGTGATGTTTCATTTAATTTAAGAACATAAGAACGAACGTGTTAATTTCTTTTTAGTATAATTGAATAAGTTCTTTGAAGAAAAATAAGCAAGACTTTAAACTAAACTAGCTTAATATCGTATATCTAAGAGGAGTAGAGGTGTTAAATTTGACATTTAGTGTTTTAGCAGAACAGTATCAGTTTGAAAAAAATGATAATTACATATTGATTGAAACTGACTTTGAATTTATCAGTATAAATAAAACCAATTCCAATAATTACTTCATGGAATGTAGTGATTTAATTCGATTCATATCAAATGATTTTGAAGAAGATGAGTATCAAAGGAGTGATCATAACATTCATGCAGTTTATTTTCTTCCATCACATAAACAAAAAGAATTAATCAAACATATAAATCAGGAAGAGATCATTGATGAACTCGAAGTTTATTATACACTTGAAATGAAAGAAAGTTTTAGAGTTTCTTACAGTATTAGAAGGGAAGTAGTAAATATTCCTCATAGAGACCGTAGTAGTTGTAGTACATCTTTCTATGGAGTAGACGAAGAGGTAGGTCTTGATGCACTGATCAAAACAGCTGAAGAGTTACTAAAATTAAATGCAATGAAAGACTTCGAAATTGCAGTTGGTACAATTTTTGGTGAAATGGGGCTCTTAGAGAAAGGTCACAAAATAAAAACCGAAAATCCTCAAAGTAAACATTATAATTTTTGGAAGTTTTGTGAAAGGAAAACCGGTAAAAGTTTCTTTGATATAGGTAAAAGTTTTAAGATGATTTCTCGTGAAGAGGTGAGCTTATGAATATAAGGAGTGAAATTACTTTCAATAAAGTTATGAATAGGGAATTTGATTTTATACGTAATATAGAAGTTCTTCTTGAAGTAAATTTCCCTCTAATTTTTAGTTTTGAAGCTAACGAACGGATGTATCTAGGGTATGTTCTTGATTTCAAAATTAGGAAAAAAATATTAAATATTATGATTGTTGAGACAGACGATGAAACAATATACGGATTGTTGGATCAGAAGATTTCATTGAATAGAGCTTTAACTAGAAGAAAACCATATATAATTTATTCAGATAAAGAAGAGATATATCAAGATATTAACAAGGTGTTGCCTGATGAGAATTTTCTTTTGACAGAATTATTACCTAACAGTGTCGATATAATTGAAAAAAAGAATAGAATTGCATATTTACTAGAATCGAAACAAAATTATCATTATGATAGCTATATAAAATTTGAGCGAAAAAAAAGTCGTCATTCTAGGGAAATTTATCTTATTTCTGAATCATACATTGATTCTGATATGTTGAAGAATATTATTGTCAAAGAAAACAAGAATCTAAAAAAAAATGAAGAGGAAAAGTATTTGAATTTCTTAAAGCCTGTTGCAAAAGATGAATATATCATAAAATTTGAATTTTATTCTTAAAGAAGTTCGCTATGAAAATTCGAAAGTGGAGGATACTATGGGACTTAAAATTGAATATGCAGGTTATATTATTACTGAATTGAATTACAGGGTAGTACATGACGATCTTGATGAAACATCACCAATAGAAGAAGAGATTGAACAAAAATCACAAGTGAAACTAGCCATTCACCGGGATTTAGAAAAGTGTGTACTAAATTATGAAATTGATTTGGAAACACTTGTAGGTGGAATATTGATAAGAACATTAGAAATGACTGTTCAATTTCAATTTGCTATATCTAATTTGGAAGATGGTGTTAGATCAGAAAATAATGAAGTTTTGCTTGAAAGCATAAAAAATTCGTTTTCTTCAGAAAGTATGCATGGCTTAATCAAAATGCAAGTTAGAGATATAATCAAGCAATTCACAAGCATTGATTATTTTTTACCTATAAACAACACTGAGGATATAATCTTCGAGATAAATTAAATAATTAGCTGAATTATTTTAATTCCATCTCAGATTTAAGTTATTTAACATGTGAATAAGTAACGTAGCATGTGTACTTACTTAACTCACTATAATTGTAATCAAATAAATGTTGAGCGGTTAAATCCAATTTTTAAGTGTTTAGCGGGATTAAATAATGAGACAAAGCTCCTACCAATGAATTAATTTATCTCCATTGTAAGGAGGAAGCACATTGCAAATTGCTATGTATGAACAGAAGCGAATTTTTCTTACTGAGGAGTTTCCTAAATTCATAAATAGGGAAATAGCTATCGAACAAATCAAAAAGAGGGGACAAAAAAGAGCGTACACATGTCCTTTTTGTGAAGAATTTTTGACCTTGCGTGCGGGTAGTATGAATGAACCTCACTTTGCTCACATCCGAGGTAAGTCTTGTTTAATATCTTAAGGCTATGAGCAATATGAAAAACAGATTAAGAGGGAATCCTCCAATCATTCAGTAATTAGAGACGTAATTTATGATGAACTAAGTGCACAAGGGAAATACAAACTGGATCTTAAAGTCGAACATGGTTTTCAAGCAAAATTAAAAGAAAGTTGGAAAATTGTACCTGATATTGTAGTCAAAAAAGGATCTCAAGAGTTTGGAATATCTATACTTACAAATGTATATCAGAAGGGTGACGAAAATCTTGTAAAGTTAATTCGAAAAAGGCAAAAATACTTTAAAGAAAAAGAACTGGATGTTATCTGGTTTGTTGAGGACAGAGAATTAAGCGTTGATCTAACATATCGTGTATTGTTTCTCTGGGAATCTGAAATTTCACTTACAAATAAAACTCCCTGGGATTATAAGTGGGAGAGTTTAGTTCATGAACTATCAATTAACGATACATATCCTTTACATGAAGTATTTAATTACCACGGAAGAACAGAGCTAACAATTGATGTACGCAGCCTTTATTACGTAAATACTAATCAAGATGAGATAACATTCTCTGTTCATCGAATGATCTTAGATGAGTTAAAATCACCCTATAGAGCATTTACTATATCAACAGGATACAATATTCAGCTATCGGAAGCCCTTGTAATAGAAGATCAACTACGGTTAGCAAATGATGATTTAGAAGAACGTCATATGGCACTTTTTAGATCTGATTTTGCTAATGCCCTCCATATTATGATGCAAGAATACAAAGAAACCTATGTACCAAATATTATTCAGAAGTCTGCTTCACTCTTACCCCAAACGACAGTTGCTAAACAGAAAACAGTGAGAAAGATTAAAGAAGATCTGGAAGTGGTTCACTGGGATGATGGTACAGTATCTTATCTTATAAATAAATTAAAGAGAGTTTACATCACAGAGGAGGATGTTACAAAGCTAGAATATTATCTGAGACATAACCGAGAACTGGTTGTTTTTAAAGGATGGGAACTTCGGGATATACAAGCAATGGCAACTTCTGCACTAGGTAGAATAGATGATCCAAAAGTAAGAATTCATTTAGTTGAGATTGAAGAATTATAAAGTTTATACAGATTTATTGAAGAAATCGTATCAAAATATACTGGATGATGATTTTAAAGGGGCCAGGTTAGCCAGGCACCCTTTTTTGTTGTTAAAAGTTAATGAAAAATTCTGCGAAATTCAATTCTTTATGTATTTTCGCATAAAAAGCATTGACCAATGGTAGAATAATCCATATGATTACCTATATAGATAATAAAGACATAAAAAATGGATTTTTATCAGTGGAGGTGAAATCATCCTTGGAAGTGATAACTCAACAATCAATTCGGGCAGAGTTGTTAAATTACATAGAAGAAAATCAAATGCTTGTTTATCATTTTGCTGAAATATCGGGTATAAATTCTGGAACTCTTAGTCGCTTTATAAATGGTTCTCAGCTCATTCCGATCAAAGCTCTTGATAGAATGACATACACAATGGGACTTGAAGAGGGCACTTTTTATGATTTATATGTAGATGAGCTGCTACTTGATCCATCAACAGATTGGAGAAGGTTACGGCCGTTTCTAATTAGATGCTCACAGTTAAATAAGCTAACCTGTATTGAAAAAATTGTTGATCTTATGTTGGAGAAGTCTTACTATATTTCTTCGCTATTTGATTTTGCTGAATCTTTGTATTATGAAGGCAATACAGCAGCATCACTTCTTATCTATAAAAAAGTCTCAGAAGGAGAACGTTACCAACACGCCGAAAGATTGGCTGTGTGCCAGTATAGAATCTTTAAATTATCACTTGGGGATGATCAGCAACACAATTATGAGCTTGCTCTTGTATTTGAGCCTTTTGTCAAAAGGCTAAGTGAATTTGAACAGTTAGATGCATTGAAAGATCTTGTTAACTTGTATGTTTCTTTGCAGAAGTGGGAAAAGGCAAAACAACTAAGCACTGAAATGGGACGAATAGCTAGAATACAATACGATTTAAAACATCAAAGAACAGGCAATAAGGTGAAATTAATTGCTCCCAAGAAAATGCTGTTTGGATATATTTTGTACTCACATTTGATATTAGGTACAGTTGCTGAAGAGTCTCAAAATTTCAATCAAGCTTTTTATCATTTAGAAAAATATGAGGATCACAGTTGGATCGTTGAAACGGATGATGCTGCTGAACATACTAAGAAACAATTTTTAGTCTGGGCCACTGCTAATAAAATGCTTTATAGAATAATGACAGGGGATATCGATCTTATTGATAAGTATGTTGATTCTCTAGCTAGCAATGATAACGAAATACTTTTAGGCTTATTCAAAATTGTTAGAGCAGCGTTGAAATATTCCTGTAATATCGACCACATTTTAGAGCGTTATCATGAAATGATTCATAATCAGGTAATCTCCCAAAAAGGGGTAGGAACGTACACCTCACAAGTAATTAACGACAGATTTGTAATTTTCTTAGCTGATTTAGCTGAATATTATATTAGATCTCTGCGCCCTAGTATTGGTATAATCTTTGTGTTAGATAGTTTGGCAATATCTGCTAAACTAAATAATGATGCCTATCTGGTCAGATGCTTCTGTTTATTTGAGAAATTGAGGCATTTAGCGACAGAGGATCAACTAGATAAGTATAAAGCAATTTTAAAGGAGGTAGAATTAGTTATATGAAGAAGATGATGATCGCATCTTTGGCCGTGACTTTAGCAATTTTGGTAATTGCTCCACTTAATCAGGTATCAGCTGGTAACAACGAAGTTATTCCAAAAAAAGATATTTCCATAATAAAAACGAGCTCACACGGTGCTGGCGGTTGGTAAAACAGAATAATAATGTCCAAAACCTCCTGGAATGGAGGTTTTTTAATTGTCTTTTTTGTATAAATTCACCAGTCTTGAATTTGAATAGAAAGAGATAGGATTAGTTATAGAGGTGATTGGCGATGTCAACTAATCCTACAATTAAAGAAAAAATAGAACAAGAGAGGTATGTCTTAAACAAGTTAGTTAGCATCCACGGTATTGAACATTCTCTGGTTATCAGTCAATCCGAACTATTAGATGAATTAATAAATCAACACAACAATGATACAAAAACATCATCCAGTTAGATCCGTCTGGTTAGTGAATTATGATATTAGGTAATGGAGCCGTGAGAATCGCGGAACATAGATCTAACTGCGGCTCAGTTTAAAGGATTAAAGCCATAAATAAATTTAAGTGTATTTGTATGAAAGAAAACTATGATCCTAAAATGGATAATTACTATTCATGACTTATAAAGGATGGTGAGAAATGATTGATAGTAGTATGGTTAAAAACTCACTACTCATGAATCGTGCAGTTTATCGTTTGAATATAAGTTCTAATACGGGTCTGATTACATAATTTTAATTGATTCAACGTTTATTGATCCACAAAACTTTCATTCATTTGAAGTATTTAAGGGTAGGCAAGTTTTTTCATTCATAGCAAAAGTAATGCTCTCATGACTAAATACTAAGCCTGGCAACATGGAGGACAGTAAATGAACAATCACACAATTTATTTCCCATGGGATATACAGAAGCGAAGTGCAGAGTGCTATGTCAGAGCAATAATAAAAGAGTTTGAATTACCTTTGCCTGTAAAGATTAATTTAGTCTTACCATCAAATGAGTACATTTTAAAGATTGAGCTTTGAGTTTATAAGCGAAATAACGTTATATATCTAACATGATTCCATATGGAAATTTCAAGGGTTACTCAAAACATAATATCTCGTACAAGCTTTCGGAGATCGAAGAACTTGTTGCGTTGAGCAAAGCATAATACAGTATAAGATTTCAAAAACCAGATCAAAGACAGTCAAGAGATTGTGGTCTTGACGTACAACATTCAGATTATAAGTTTTTGATCACATGGCTCCCCGTTAGGAGGTTCCATTGCTAGAAATTCTATGAATTAGATTAACAAGTATTATTTTTACTTATAAAACCCTAGGACGAGGCTTTTCAGCCGCTGAACCTAGGGTCAGAGATTTCGTTTACGCATTCCAATAGGAGTGCGACCCATTGATCGGTTCACGCACTTTTACATGCGACCTTTTCTAGGGCATTTATTTTATTTCAGGTCCGTATGCCGTATCGCAATTAACGTCTAAAAATAACGATACGGACTGTGAATGTTTTGAACAAAAGTTCAATCTTCAATCTCAGTCGATTCACCCGGTTTCACTTCTTTCTTGGAGTAAAGTCTATTGTATACCGAAAATAACCATATGTCACAAGGACTAAACCGGAAGGCGTTCTTCAATTGCCCCATAGACGATGTTAAAAGAGGGATATTATTCCTTCCTGTCGAACTATCGTATCAAGAGGGAGTTGAGTGAAAATGAACAGTTATCATGATTTCAAAAGAGAAATGGGTAGTATCTCGTATGGTGGATATACGAAGATTTTATCAAATATTCAAAAATACGTTACCGATGATGAAGTAAGAGCCTTCTATCCCAAAAATTTTTTTACAGATAGTGCAGAAGTTGAGTTTTTTATATTCACAGAAAAAAGTATTATTCGTTTCAGGCAAAACGCAAGAGCATCTGATGTCATGTATTATAAAAATTTTCAAGTCGAGACGTTAAGGATTATTAAGTCAAATTCGCGCCAAGAAGAGAGGCAACTTGAAATAAAACTCAGATCAGGAGAGAGTTTTTTCTTTGATTCTAAAGCTGATTCAAATCATCATTGGGAAGATACATACGGGAAGTACATTGAAAATATCTTTATCGTATTGAAATAAGCTTCGTTTGGGGTTCCTTTTACTATGAGTAAAAAAAAGTGCATCACAGCTTACGAAATAATAGGTACTGTCGTCACTAGGAAGAAGAGTACAGTAACGACTACGATGGGCGTGGCTGGCGCAAATAAACTTTCTATCGTAACAGGAGAGACAAACTTACCTGCACTGGGTAACGACAGGATCAATTATGTGACGGCTTATGCCCTAGGTCGGCAAAGCAAGAGGAGTTGATACTTAGTTTAAGCTTTGCATAATTGAACAAAAATAAGACTCTCACGAAACTAAGTCGAAAGAGTCTTATTTGTCTTATCGTGGTAATTCACCTGAACCTACATATTTATCTTTCTTACTATTCCACTTATAGTTTGCAACTGCGATCTTCCAACCACCTTCTGGATAGTAATTCTTCCACATTTGAATTATTTCCCCGGTTTTCGAAATCTCTATTCCAACATCACCCATAACAGATAACTTCTTTTTAAGAGTACCATTCTGATATTTATAAACGAGCAGTTCTGTATTTGATGGTAAATAGTCAAGAGTAACAGCTACTTGCTTTTCTTTAGCCGAAACATTGAGGATATGGATTGTTGGTTCTTCATCGCTATAGTAATTTGTATCTATAAGTACTATGACACCTTTGGAATTAATAAGATAAAAGTTGCCTGATTCAGTGATCAACAAGTGTTCTTTCTTATTGTCTCCGTTTAGGTCTACTGACTTACTGACTGTTACACGCTCTCTAGGGAATTTCTTTTCTAACAAAGTCTTTGGATTTACAGTAGCAGCTTCAACGTAAGATGGGCTTAATACGAACCCAAACATCGCCATGGCACAGAATAGAGCTAGTATTCTTTTCATGATGCTTCTCCTTCGTATTTATTTATCATTTGCGTCGCTAGCACTGAACATTATTCCAATAGCATCAGATCCAGTTATGCTATAACGAATTCCGTTTAGTTCTGTTGATTCGTTTACAGTTGTCCAATCCACGCCTTCATTAAGGATACCCAGATCATCAAGAACACTACCAACAGCTTTCGATGGTAGGTCTGGATTGGTTGCGAGTATAACTAAACCAATAGTTAAAACAAGATCTGTTCCAGATGAAAGAGTACCATTACCTTGGCCTATCATCATTACATCACGTAATGATCCGTCTGCTTTGTTTACTGATCCGGCTATGCCTATGTAATCTGTGGTCATATACTGGAATACATCTTGAGCTGGTCCAGTTTCAATGTTTAATTTCTTGCCAATTTTCAGTTTGGAGTTATTAAGCACATCTGCGCGTTTATTGAACGATTTACGAAATTCTTCCGGAGTCATTCCCAGAGTTCCTGGTATTTCTGCTATCTTTTCCTTTTGTTTCTGAACGTCCTCTTTGGCTACCTTAACATCCTGGGTCTTACTAGCAGATTTTTCAGCAACAACAGTTCCCGGCTTGGTTTCAGCAGGAGTGGATACTTCGGTTTTCGCAACTTCTTCTTTCTCAGTTTTCTCCTCATCTTTGTTTCCAAAGATACCTCCCACTATAATCACAACTATAAGCCAAAACCACCATTTTTTCTGAATAGGCTTTTTCAATCTTCATCCTCCTGATATAGTAATAATTAACAACATGAATAGTCTATCAGACCTAGGTAGTTTTATCTAGGGAGATAGGTAGGTTTATGGGGAACTTACGAGGAGAGATTGTTAAATGCCGAAATTTTTAGTTTGGATTTTAGTATGTATTGTAGGATCGATATTATTACAAATAATAAGTGTGGGGTTATTAGAAAGTAGTATTTTAGGCAACTTACCGATACTGGGGAAATTGTTGATGTTTTTTGATATTGGTTTTTTAATTTATTATATGAATGATGGGGTGACTGTAAACAATTTGGTAGTATTTACTGCACGAGCAGTTAGTTTGTATGCAACGATATATACAATTATATTCATGAGTAAAATAGAGTATTTTCAACTGAAGTTAGATTTTGGAAACTCTATTGAAGTTAAGGTAACAATAACCGTAATAGCTATAATAGTAAACTTCGCAATTTTGTTTGTTGCCAGTTCGATTGCAATACCAATCGCAGAGCTTTATGAGAAAGCGATTATTAGACTTTATCAAGTAATTGATGAAATGAAATCTCTAACAAATGGATTTGAATAATCGTGTGAATATAATCAAAATACATCCGATCATTAAATCGTCACTTTACTCGGATGTATTTTGAAATGGAATAGATACTGAACAGCTGACTATATCTGTAACTGGAATCCATTCAACTCCATGTTGATGTTTAATCTTAACCCTCTTTTTGTCAGTTGACATCATAATGATTCCTATGTAATTCGAATTATCTTCAAAAACCAAGCAAACTGAGTATCCCTTATTTTCTGCCAAAAGAAGATCTTTAATCATTTCAACCTCCGTATATGGGTCTTTTTATCTACTCATTATAATGCTTATTTACTATATAGGGAAGTTCTGAGATAATGTTGTAGTACAAGACTAAAATAGTACTAAGGAGGAAGAAAATGAGATTTAAGAAAATGGGATTACTATTATTGGCATTCTTGATGGTTGGAGGAACAGGGGCGTACGCCGCATCAAAGAGTAAGACAGTTCAGGCAACAATAAGCAATTTCAAGTATGTTTTGAATGGTAGTAATTGGACCCCTCAGTCAAAAACACAACCAGTAGTAATCAATGGACAAACGTACATACCAGTTAGTCTAGCAAAAGAAGCAACGAAGACCAACATAACTGTCGACGCCAAATCAGGCAAAATGAGTTTCGGTGAAAAACTTGCTAAAACTCCTTTTGATAAAGAAAGAATTTACTATTTTTCAACATATGCTGGCCTTTCAAGAGATTCGAAATATACGGAGAATAAATACAAAGAAGTCGTTACAATTAAGAATTTAGGTTATATCGTGCTCTATCCTAATAATAAGTATCAGACCTTGGTTCTTGATCTAAAACTAGCAGATGGATCTGGACAAATATTATTGAAAGATGAAGATACAGGTGAGCATATCAAATCGTTATTTTTAGAAGAAGGTAAGCAAGAAAGTGTAGAAATTAATGTAACAGGTATTAGTAATAAAGGAGTTAAACTTTATATGGAGGCAGACGACTATAAAAAAGAGACAGTACTAGTGGTACAGCCAACTTCGCATTATAAGTAACATACTAAAGAATCCTGGACATATTGTCAGGGTTCTTTCTTTTTTTTTGATAAAGGTGTCACCACTTGATAGTTGAATTATCAATTAGGGTGATTTGATGCATCATACATACAGAGTATTATCTACAGATATGGATTTCCTCACAGCAGCCTTAACTGAGGTACGCGTATCCGTCTGGCATGTTCTGGATGATCACGAGCACATCATTGACTATGGCGGTCCGGTGGTGGAGTACAGCACAGTATCCATTAAGATATTGGGGGAAAGATACTTTCGTGATACGTTTGAGTTTAGGGTACAAAAATAGGAGCCACTATATGGCCACTAGGTTACCAATCTCTTAAAAACTCTATGAAACCCAATATAAGTAATATACCACCAGCCAGCGAAACAATTCCTGCTAGAAAACTGCCTATTATAGAATTAGCGACTACATTTATTTCTCCAAAATTATCCCCACAATAAGGACATATAATAGCAGTTTTAGATACCGAATTTCCGCAAGATCGGCAAGGTTCCATACTTGATTTGTTACCTTTAATGGCTGCTCTGATATTTCGGAACGTAGCAAGAAACAAACCAGCTGCTAAACCGAATATCACCAGAATAAAGCTTGAAAATAAAATTATTCCAATAATAAAAGCTATTTTTTCTTCCATACATTCCTCCAACTATGTAATCAATCTAAAATAGTCTATCAGACCTATTTGGTTTTTTCCATATATTTTTGTAAAGAAAAGACTCCGTGCAATAAGCACAGAGCCGTGTAATTAGTTGGTCGTATATTCACTTACTTCAAACGTTAAAATCTTATCAAATATCACGTAATCTGTACGCTTGCTGAATGGACCTTTGTTGTTGCTGTATTTGTTGATGGCAAATTTAGCTGGGCCAGTTCCTACATCACGAGCATCGTACCAGTTTAGGAATGCATTTACATCACTCATTGGAAGATCATATTCTTTCTCCAAACCAGTTGTCATGGTAACTACGAGTATTGCCCTACCTACAGGCGGTTGCTCAGGATCTGGAGTGGTCGGTACTTCAGGTTCTACATAATTAAAGTCTACTAAAGATCCATCAATATCAATAGCATCAAATCTATAATCGTATGTTACAACATTTTCTGAAGGGGTCTCAGTCCATATAATCACTTCATGGATTCCATATTTAAGATCCAATTTCTCATACCCAACTATTTGATGAATCCAAGTTTCATTATTTGCAGAAAAGTATTCAACTTTTCCATCAATACTTATGGCAACTTTTTTTGAATAGCTGTGCGATTTGTTTATTATTAATCTAATCTTTGATCCTTCGAATTTAAATTTAATTTCACTCTTTTTTTTATGTTTAGCACCGAGTACTGTTTGATTGTAATCAGCAGCTGTCACATCATATTTAAGCAATTCCCAATCATCCTTTGAATAAACTAACTCAGGGGCTCTATCATCAAAACGAGTCCAACCCTCTTCAGGTGCCTTAAGTACACTATCTACAGTTGCCGCATATGTACTTGTCGAGAAGCTTAATAGAAGAACTAAGGTAAATAATGTAGTAATAATCATTTTTAACTTTTGCATTGTGATCTCCTTATAATGTTTTTTTATTACATAAGAATAAATTATTATTAGTTACATGTCTAAACAATTAAACCTATATATTCAAGTAAGTGTTAGATGTAATAAAAAAGCTTTACCGACCTTTCTAAGTCGATAAAGCTAATAATTTCTATCCTATCTCTTTCAGCAATCCTTCATTGTTATTCCGCACGTTGCCGACTTCTTTAGGTACTTCATATGATCTCATCTCTGAAGCTTGATATGGCTTGAGCAAGCCAAGCAGCGATTGGACATCATCATTGTCTCTTCCGAGCCACTCAGCTTCATCCTCAGGGCGCAAGATAACCGGCATACGATTATGAATGTCTTCCATAAGGCTATTTGGTTCAGTAGTAATGATAGTGCATGTGCTCAACTTGTTACCGTCCGGATCTGTCCAGGTATCGTACAGGCCTGCCAAAGAAAAGATGCTATCATCCTTCATCAGAATTCGCATAGGCTGCTTAGCAGATCCTTCTTTCTTCCACTCATAAAATCCCGAGCATGGGATAATACAACGTTTGGAACTGATCAGCCGTTTAAATGCTGGCTTCTCTGCAATCGTTTCTGCCCGAGCGTTAATCATCTTATTCCCGATCTTGTCATCCTTGGCCCAAACGGGCACTAAACCCCAACGGAGTGAGCCCAGTCTATTGCCGTCTTTGCTACCAATAATGGTGGGAATGTATTGCATAGGTGCAGCGTTGTAATTGGGCTTGTACTCAAATCCTTCAGCAATGGATGCATAGTACCTGTCCATAATAGCGTCTATGGGGTCGGTAATTGTAAATCTTCCGCACATAGTGATGCCTCCTTTGAGACTCTATACTATGTAATTTTACTCAAATATTTAAGAATAGAAACGGGTAATTTGTGGAGAAACGCATCCAATATAAAATAAAAATGCAATAAATTAGATGATATTTATAGATCAGCAAGTTTATGTTTAGACAGAGTTTGTTGGCTTGGTTATTATTGGATTTAAATTAAAAACATTATTCAGGGGGAAGAATAGTGAAAATCTATTCAAAAAAAGTTTCGTTCATTTTATCAGTTTTAGTTTTATTTTTAGTTATTAATGTTCTTCCAGTCAGTGCCGCAGTTAATTATTCAGGAGGGTACCTGGATGGAAAAGAATCTTCATTATATTTTGGGAGCGAAAAAAAATCGGGACCTTACTCTCAAGTTACGGATAACGATGAAACTACTTTTGTCACTGTCAATAGAAGTACCGTTAGTACAGGGAATACTGTTCATTTTAGGGACTTTGGGAATCTAAGTATAACTGGTTTACGCCTTAAATCCGATCTAACTAATTTCACCCTTTTACTAAGAGATATGAACGGTGAGATAACAACGATTAACGGAACATCGTTACTAAAAAATGGTGAATTAAATGCCCTTAATTATGAAAATATAACCCGGATTTCAATTGTTAATAATAGTTCAGTGGATGGGAAAGTTTATGAATTTAATATTTATGGTGAAATTGAACTAGTTAATCTCCAAGCAGACAGTGGAGATGGTCAAGCATATTTATCGTGGAACCAAGTACAAAATGCTGAAAGTTACATAGTCAGTTACGGCACTGAGCCTGGTAAGTACACAGAATCCGTTACAGCTACTAAAGATGAATATGGTAATTTTGTTGTTCCAGGATTGACGAATGGGACTACTTATTATTTTGTGGTGAACTCTGTAGTTAGTGGAGTTAAATCCGAATACTCCAATGAAGCCTCTGCAACTCCTCAAGGATCAATCGTAGAACCAGAAGAGCCATCAGGTAATCACGCGATCCTGGTCGTTACAATGACAACTGGGCTTGAGAAAGAATACGACCTGAGTATGCAAGAAGTTAACAGCTTTATCGATTGGTACGAAGCAAAACAAGCCGGAAGCGGGAAAGCATCTTATGCAATTGACAAACATGATAATAACAAGGGGCCATTCAAAAGCCGCAAGGACTATATCCTGTTTGATCGAGTTCTTACGTTTGAAGTGAGTGAATACTAAGCAATCAATACAAAAGGCTCCGCAATTCAACGCGGAGCCTTTTTTGCATTATCTCAGAAAATAAATTGATCAAACACAGGTATACGCAGTAAGCCGGATTTTGTCCAATTCCTCATTTTGACCCTGGCCGGTGCTGTTGCAAGTAACATTGGGCTGATAAACATAAAAACACCTCAAATTTACTACAATAGATAGAGGCGGTAAGTTGTGGAATTGACATCTTAATTCTGCGATGATTTTTCAATGAGCTGTTCTAAAGTTAAATCTTTGTTATTAATCCACCAAGCTGCAGAAGTCTTTTCTTGGAGTGGACCTAAGCTCACCAGAGTAAGATCTTTGTCATAAGCCTGATTGAAAATCTGATTCTGATATCTCTCGCCCATTTAATCTGAGCTACAGAACCCTTGAGGTCTGGTATGTTATAGTGGCTTTCGATTTCATTTGCTAAGTTATTTAAATAATCTTCCATCTCTTTAGAGCGTACAATCTTTACCAGGATAATCACCTCGTATTTAGTTTATAAGGAATATTTGTATTGTTTAGAAGAGTTTCTTCACACTGAATAGCCTATTTTTTTATAGAAAATCTTTTTCATTCTTCTTTCACCTGTTATAGTAATAATTAACAACAAAACATAGTCTATCAGACCTAGGTAATTTATGCTAGGTAAATAGGGTGTATGTGGAGAACTTATGGGAAGAGGGTGTTATATGCCAAAATTTTTAATTTGGGTTGTAGTTAGTATTTTAGGCTCCATAGTGTTACAACTGATAAGTGTGGGAGTTTATATGCAACAGTTCGAAAAATGATATTTATGAGCGAAGCACAGTATTTTCGACACAAGATCGATTTATGCGATTCTACTGAGGTTCGAGTGGTACTAGTTATACTAGCAATAATAGTGAACTTTATATTTTGTATATTGCTAGCTCACTTGTAATTATTAGGTTTAATCAATTAACTAATGAAATGAATTCTTTAACAAATGGATTAAGAATCAAGTTGTGGATAAATAAGAATGAATTAGAGAGGTACAGGGCGAAGTGATTAACAAAGATGAATTATTGCAACGGGTTATGGAATTCAGTGAGACAGCTTACGAGTATGAAGAAATTGGTGTTTTACTAATAAAGAGGTGTCAGAAACTCTATTTGAAAATAAATTCAACAGATCCACAGAACTATAAGAAATTAATAAAAATGAAGTTTGAAATAGATGAATTAGATTTAGCTTTAAAGCAACATAAATTAAAAATAAGTGATGCGCACGGTAAACTTGTGTCTAATTATGCTTTCAATGTAGCTTACTACGGATTTATTATGCTCGTACTTATTTATTCCTTTTTGTATATTGTTGTAGCCAGTGTTGATCCTTCAGTTTCAGGAAATACAGAAAGTAGCCTATTGGACCGAAACATGATTGTTTACATGAAATATCTTATTCTAAGTGTAATGGGAGTTATGTTTTATTATGTAACGAATTATCTTATAAAATTTGGTGAGATTCAGACAAGGCTTTTTGTGGCCTGTTTCATTCCTGTCTTACTGACAGGAGTGGTTTTTACACTTGAGAATGGGAACCTTTCTTTCTCAGGAAGTCAGTCTCTTGTGTTTTTGTTAGGATATAACACTAACTTAGTAATTTCTATATTGAGAATAGGAAATGATAAAATCAAAGCTAGTATAGAAGGTAAGAAGACAGAAGGTGCTTAATTAAAAAGAGCCACTCGATTTTTAGAGTGACCTTAAAATCCTATCTTTCTATTGGGGAGTAATTGGAATAGAGAGAGAATAGCTAGATATTTCATTCAATGGAACCCACTCAATTCCGTGTTGATGTTTTACTTTTACCCATTTTTTGTCCTCAGACATTGAAATCTGTCCTATGTATTTCGATTCATCATTGAAAACTAGAAGTACGGAATATTGTTTTGAATCTGCTAGAAGTAGGTCTTTAATCATATAATCCTCCACTATAAATCTATTTAATCTAATTATTATATATCTTTATAGTTTATTTGGGAAGTTATAGCAAAAAAATAGGAAGTAAAGAAAACTGGAGGTATATATGTTCACGAAATCTAGTCTACTAAATTTTTATGTTTTTTGTGTTAATGTTAACAAGAAGGCGGCTTTCTTGAAAAAATGGATATGGATAGTTATGTTTATATCCGTATTTTTATCTTTAGTTGGTTTGTATGTCACCAATCTTCAGATCATAAAGTCCGGATTATATATCATAATCCCAGCTGCTGTAGTATATATAGTTCTTTTTGCATTGATGCCGGCTAGTGTTATTATTATTGGCAGTAAAAATACTGAATTTAAATATTCGTCTGGAGGCGAATTAAGTGACTGGTATGAACCCACATATCTCTATAATAAAAATATAGATTGGTTAGAAACGGTTCTGAAAAATTTGCAAACCAAGGGATTGAGTTTGCAATCTAATGTTATACTAAGCCCTTCAGCCAATAAAGGAAAGTATGAGTACGAGATTTCAAAAAAGTTCCCGAACTCAACAGTTATTGCGACTGATATTTTTGTACCGAATGGCCATGTTACTTCAGAAAATAATTTTACATATTTATCTGGGAATAACAATGCTATAGATGCTCGTCATTATCTCAAGTCAAATAATATCGTTAAAGTTGATTTGATTTTCGATATTAAAGGCGCTCTTTGGCACTCTGGAAATGATAAGAATTTGAAACGGATTCTTGAAGAATACTATTCCATTCTTAACAAAGGAGGAACTATAGTATTTGATGCGTATGACTATTCTTATAAGTATAATTTCAGAATGAATCCAAAAAGCGAGGGATATCGAGAGAATTCAACTCTTTCTAAAATTGAAAAAATGTTGAATAAATCCGAATGGATTAATAAACATTTTGATATTATTCCCGCTGGTAAAGGTGAAACAAAGGTAGCGATATTAAGAAAGAAATAGAGAGTGTTATGAGGTGCCCAACTCTACAGATGAATACAAAATAGAATAACGGGAGATAATAGTAAAACTCTCTCCCATGAGTTCTACTATAAATGTACCTGGTCCAAACGACTGGGTATTTTTGTTGTTGATAAAAGAACGTATGTTCGCATATAATGATGAAGAGGTGATTTACATGTTAACGGATTATCAAAGGAAAGTCCTTCGGATCTTATATAACTACAAAGGTGGGCGGCGTAGGTTTCCCACAATTCACGAACTAACGGTTAAAACAGGGAAGCATAAGCCAGATGTCATGGCTGCTTTGGACGCTCTTATAGCTGCGGAATACATACATTGGGATGACAAATCGGATACGTTTAACATAGTGATTTTGGAAGGTTGGGAGCGTGAGGGTGAACGACCTAAGGTCGACCACATGCCACCTCCGGGGAACATCGACTATTGGACTGAATATTAAGGAGGCGATATTATGGCTAGCAAATTGACGGCTAACGGCATATACGAGGGATCGCGTATAATTCTTCCTGAACATCGAGAAGCATTTTTAAGGGATCAGAAGCAACAAGAGAGGAAGGGGAAGCCTGTCTTAGATGAACAGGAAATGCAGCTCATTGAAGAAGCGATCCTGGAATCTTACCAAGAATGCCGATCTATCACGCTGACTGTATTTAATGCGTTTGATGACGAGGGGCTGCGGGGCGTTGTCACAGCTATTGATAAGCAAAATAGGAGAATCAAACTTGTACGCGGTGATGAGGATTACAGTTGGATCAAGATCGAAGAAATCACTGCGGCAAGCCGATAATTGATAGAGCCCCAAATCCAGGGGCTCAGTTTTTTTCCTTCTATTATATAGGGTTGTTTCAGACATATGATTTGTATTCCATCGGAGCTGTACTGACGGTTCATTTGAAGTTTGGGGGGGCATCCCCCAAAACGTCCCCCAAACATCCCCCAAGTCGTGAAAAGCTATGATTATATACGAACGTTAGTTTCTGTTGAGTGTCGTATATAGTGCATATATATTTAAAGAATCAATAATATGAAGCGATCGTACATAAACCGTACACAAGTCCACCAATGGGAACGCGATCAATATATCACGTTGTACTAATCCCCGAATCCCTTGCGCCACATGGCGTGAGGGATTTTTCTTTATGCACTAATCTTTACTTCACAAAATAAATGAAGTTAAGATTAGTGCATAACTTAAAAATGAACATAAAATTCCATTAAATTAAGAGAGCATACGGTCGAAAAGGTTGGTAACGCACCAACATCTACGGTATTTCACACCGCCGCTAATCTATTTCAGCTACTTCCCGATGGTCGGAATGGCAGGACTTGAACCTGCGTTCTCTTGCTCCCAAGCAAGCGAGAACTCCAAACTTTTCCACATCCCGATATGCTGGTCTTGACGGGAATTGAACCCTTGAGAAGCGGCGTATGAGACCGCTCTGAGAATCAACACGCGCCCCCGCATTGGCACGGGTCCGTCTGTGCTCACCGCATATTTAACTCTAGCAACCCCCACACAAGTTCACAGCCTTGAACGTTTACTATTTCGCCACGAACACCAAGTCTTTCACACTAGTCAATTTCGAGAATGGTCAGTTGGCTTGCACATGATTGATATGTACGTCTAGGAGTGTACTTTCTAGTTAATAAAACTTTTTCAATTATTTCACTAGGTTGCTCTATACATTTTCAGCAGTCGAGCCATCTACGTGAAAGGTTGCGTCTAGTACGTACAAAAAGTTTAAGTACGAACAAACCTACCTATATTGGTAAATGAGGTGGTCATATTGAAATGCGGTTGCGGAAGGTTTATTACGCAGAATGCAAAGGCTCTAGCCACTATCTATGAGACGGAAGGCAGTAAATGTATCCACTGTCTATCGGATACCTTGAATGTTCCTTATCAAGAGTTAGTGGATAGGTACATGGGAATTTACGAGTGCCGACCTTGTGCTAAAGATAAGAAGAAAGCGGAGATACGGAGAAAATTACTTGGACTAGGGGGATAACAATGAAATACCTGAAATCAGGTTTTACCGCCCCAACGGTGAAGAACTTGAATTTACACTTGACTCTTTCCGGTAAGAAGTCGAACAAAGGGATTGACGTAAAGTGGATTCGCTAATCAAGTGCATTAAGTGCGAGTTCAGGTACGTCACAGATAAAGCAAGGGAGAACTTTGTTGCTGAAGGGCTTCAAGGAGAACCGCTGCTTTGTCTCCATTGTATCGGTAAAATTACAGGAAAAGTCATGAACCGATATGGCTACTTGGTCTTGCCTGAAGAGTTAGATGATTCTAACCAGCGGATGCAAGTTCTGCCAAAAACACTCACTGGCTGTAGACCGTGTATGAAGAAGAGAGGGTTATCGTGATGAAAACAGAGAGGATCTACTTGAGAACAACTCCAGAGAATAAAAAGTATTTGCAGGAGGTGGCTGACCACTATTTTGAGGGAAACCTGTCTGCCGTTTTCGAGTTTATGATTGAACGTTTTGATATGCACTTAGAAGGGATGGATTGATATAGCTGAATTTGCCGATTCGGAAGAGATGTACAAGTACAAGCAGGGACAAGACCCTGAGTTTCCAGAGATAATGTCATCTATCGGGTATCGAGGGAAATCAACCCGAACATCAAATGGGAAGACTTGAACATGGACTTTGCAAAAGACCCTGAAGAACTGGAACACTGGCCAATGCCTTCCCTCATGGGGGGCATCCAGAAACTAAAGACAAAGCCACAGGCAACTTACGCCGTGGCTCTGTTTCTTTTGGTATAAACGTAGACCAGTAGTCCGCAATCCTCCAAAGCCTGTAACGATATGACAACTGTTTTCCTGCTCAGTTTAGTCAGCTTTACGATTTCTTCTTGCAACGGGAACTCCTTCCTACCATCGCTCAGAAGCTTCGTCACCCAAGGTATGTGGTAATAGCCGAAGCATTCAACCCTCTCTCGAATAGGTCAGCCGCCAGATACGTACTGCATGTTATGTCTGAAGTGTACAGTTTACCATTCAGGTCTGAAGTGTATGGTTTACCATACAGACCCATATGAAGTGTAAAAAGTGCATTTGTTGTGAGTTCTGTATTGTAAAGTTTACACCGTATAAAGAGATATAAAAGATTAAGAGATATAAAAGAAAGATATATAGAATAATAAAACATGGCAAGGGGTAGTGAAAATACTCACTGAGTAAAACTATGGCAAAGCTTGGCGTTACCCTGCAGGTCACGCTATTTGTTTTTGAAAGCTTTCGGTTAAAGCGAGACTCCACCTACCTATAATGTATTTACAGCAGGTAAATACGACCTACTTTAAGTTAACGAAAGGTCTACACCCTATAATGACTTGTGACAAAGATAGAAAAGTGGTAAGAAGTTTGGGATGCTGAAAGAACATGTTTACCCGTCTGAACACAAGTCTGGTCAGAAATTAGTGGACGACTTTTTACTTGGTTTGAATTATTACATATCACAATGAGGGGAGCGTTTTAAAAATGACAGGAACAACAAACAAACGGAAGAGGACTCCTAAAGCCCCTGAGAAAGAGACTGAAACGGTTAGCCTAGATGGATTGAAGGGCGACGTAGTAGCAGAGTTTACCCAACAACTTTCTATCATGGGTCAGTTCATTTATAACGCTCAAGAAGAAGATACCACCTTGATTGTCGAGAACTTGGGCTTCGGAGATATCTATGTCAGTGACAAACCGAATCTCCGAGTGGGCAATGAAGATCAACGTTTGCTTTTCAAGGAGCAAAAGGCGTTCAAGGCTCGGAAGCTATTTATGACTTCGGGTAGCCAGCCTGTGGCATCCATTATCGAAATCAAGTAAAGAAGTACGCTTGGGATGGAAGGTCCTCGATAGAACACACACCAGCCACTTAGCTTCTAAAAACCTATGGGCAGTGGGTAGACTTGGCGACAACATCCATGAGTTCAACGTCAGGAGCTCTCCTAATAGAATGAAAAAGAACCATTTAGGTATAGATTCCACCGTCTCACTGTTCGAATATAGCCTTAATGAATTCATTTCAATGGTGGACAACGCAGTACGCAGGGCGGTTAGAAATATACCCATTTCAACTTATATTGGTATACGAAGCATTCATAAGAGGATGTGATGATGTGGGAAAGATCAGCGTCTCTGATATTTACGCCTATATTCATTCCACGCTTCGTCAAGATCCTGAGATTTTTGCCATGCTAGGGCTGGCGGCAGACACTTATCTGGAAGATTTGGGAACGAAGATTCAGAAGAGGAAGAAGCCACAGGACTTAGTTCAGCACAACTTGCCCTTGATTACGTTCTACAAAAATCCCGGCGCAAGAGGCGAGAATCACCTTGAGTATAGGTTCATCGTTGACTTCGATATCTATACACAGGATGACGTGGAACTGGCAGTGAACATCGCTGACCGTATTTGCCAAATTTTTGACGATCATTACTTTTGGATGCCGAAAGGAAGTGTGTTCAAAGGTGAGTATGTCACTAGTGCTGAAGACGACATCGATCTAGAGAACACCTACAAGTATTTCACCCAAATATGCTTCACCATTGGGATAGATGAATATAAGGAGGTTTTCTGAATGAGTAAGATTACTAAGAACAAAAAAATGTTGATTAAGGGCGCTGGTAAGTTTATGGCGAAAATCCCGAACTGTGACGACCTCGTTACAATCGGTACGCTAAACAACATGCGTCTGGATATTCAGCTGGACATGCAGGACATTGAGGGCGGTGACTCTAGCGTAGCACTGGATACGTTGCTTCGTAAGAAGACAATTGATATCACAGCGGAATCTGCTAAGTTCGACCTTAACCTTGTACGTTTGGCTACTGGCTCGAAACTCCGTGAAGGAATTTCTGGTTCGGCGTACAGTATGGTCACTGAGACCTTTGTAGTCCCTTCCGCTTCTCCGTATCAAGCGAAACTTACTCAAGTCGCTCTTGCTTCTCCAACTCCTAAGTCTTTCGAGGGTGCAGTGGGCGGCGCTGACCTGAGTGCAGACGTTACGGTAACTGGTCAGGATGTCGTATTCGATATGGCGCTGGCAGGTAAAACGGTTGTTATCGTTTACGCTGCGGCACTGGCTGGGATTACACCAGATCCTGACGGCTTCGTGTGGGTGCTGGAAGAAAAGCACACGGTTAAACAGAACGGCTCAGACTTTACTGTTGATCTTGTGTACGGAGCATCCCTGAACGTTGACCCTCAGATTTCTGTTCGTACTCTGCAAGGTAACAAATTGCTTAAGAAAACGACTAGCTCTACTCCTACTGAAGACCAGTACGTAGTAAGTGGCGGCATTCTGAAGTTCAACTCGGCCCTCAATGATGTAAACATTTACGTCAACTACAAGCGGAACGAAGTTGTTGATATCCTCGATATCACAACCAAAGACATGCCGTTGACAGTACACGTTGTTCACGATGGTCAGTTCGAGCAGAAGGACGGTACAATCCAAGGTTATCAAACGGAGTTGTTCCAATGCCGTGTGAAGTCCAACTTCACTCTCGACGCACAACGTCAACAAGCGTCCACGCATAGCGTAACGCTAACTGTAATCGACCCTGAACGTCCGGATGGTAAGCTTGGTTCTATCAAGCGTTACGAAGTTGGTTCTATATCTGCGGAAGATTGCTAATCACTAGACTCCCTTCGGGGAGTCTTTTTACATACCTAATGTTAGATTCTAGGTTTACTTACTTAGAATGTTCTGTGAGTTGATTGCAGGGACTTCCCCCGCTCTGTGGTCAATTCGATTCACTATTCTTGGGGGAGAAATATAAAGGGGGCTATTTAAAATGAGTGAACGAGATTTAGTTATCCCAAAAGCTGGCGGCATCGCTGAAGAAGTAGCCAATCAAGTTGAAGAGCAGACTCCACAGGTAACGGCTGAAGAAGATAAGAAACCACTGACCCAAGAGGAAGCTGACATTCGTGAAAAAGTATTCTTCGAGACAGATGAACAGGTTCGTTTACGTGACGGTAAGACTTATTACATCCCACCACTAGGGTTGCTTGATGCTCGAAGATTGATGAAGAGACTTAATACGATTGATTCCGGTGTAATCATCGCTAACCTTATCCCTGAAGACGAGGAAGATAGATTTGAAGAATTGCTTGAAGTACTTCTTATGGCATTTAAGCCATATTACAAACACATGACGGTCGAGCATCTTGGAGAATACGTTGATTTGGAGACGGCTAAACAGATTATCGATTGCATGATTGGTCTCAATGGGCTAAAAAAGTCCATGTAACCACTCAGGAGGAGGAAGAAGACTATGACAGTCAGCCGCCTGTCGATTGGGCTAACATCTTCTTCAAACTTGCCCACTATTGCCACTTGAAAAAGCATGATGTGTGGCAGTTAACCTTACCTCAGTTAGGTTACTACTTGGAACAATGCAACGAACACATTCAGTTTACGATCAAGGTTTCTACCATGTCGCTTGGCGGTCTGTTCGGCGGAAGCGTTCCTGCTGGTGATTCAACCAGTGAAGAGGAAGTAACAACTGACGGTAAATACGTGAATGGTTATAAAGTAGCCGATGCGGAAGACATGAATTTCCTTGCACAGCTATTATAAATCCTCCTGCTCTGCTTCCTTCTAGGGAGGGGCAGGAGTTTTATTTTATGAGGGTGGTGAGACTATGAACAACAAAATCCAAACTGACGTGATTTTAGAGTTGCAGAAATCCATAGATCATATGGCTCGATATGGGCAGGAGATGGAAACTCTCGATTCTCGTTTTGGTAGATTGGACCAGCGGATTGACGCAATGCGTTCGTCCCTGTCCGGTTTGCAATCGCAGGTATCACGTGAGTCTGGAAGCAATCTCCGTCAGTCGTTGACAAATGAACTCAACAATCTCATCGCAAGGAACGGGATTGTTCTTGAGCAGTTAGGTTCGGCTGGGCTTGCGGTTAAACCTGAGACTCTTCAAGATATCTTGGGCAAAGTAGAAAATGAAATCAACGAAGAGTTGCGGGCGCACGTTCGTAACATGCACATTGAAATTGACCCTAACTACGCCAGCGGACAGAAGCTTCCTATCACTAAAGATGGATTTGACGAGATTAATAAAGAAGTAGCCAAGGTCATCAATCTGCAAATTCGCAACCTTGTCAGTGCTATCCAGAAGCAAAAATCCAATCTGATGAAATCGGAAACTCTTGACCGTTTACAGATTACGATTGGCAAGGAAACGGTTATGGCTTTCGTAAATAAAATCAAACAAAAGATTGTGAGTATGCTTCAGAACCCTGACGTAGCCGATGCCGGCGACATGGAAATTTCCAAGGCAGATTTGAACAAGGTAATCAAGGAAGCTAAGGAAAAATTGTTGAAGGCACTAGATGTTGAAATTCCTGACATGAGCGGAATGGAAGTTGCGGACAAGGTAAAGAGAATCCCTAACGAACTTGAACAAAGCCTGAATGAATACGTCAACAAAACCGTTGCAGGCATTAACACTGCAATGGCGGGCAAGATGCAGATTCCATTAGGCGACCTAAGCAAGAAGGTCAAGAAGATTCTTGCTCAGGAACTTGACACTACGGTGGACAAGCTGGAAGCGCTCGGCACGGTCGATTTAGGATCTATTCGCGGCGCTGGATTGAAGGCTCAACTTGAACGAGTGGCAAAGGCTCTTGACAAGAAATTGAGCAACAATGTTCAGGAAGAGATTGACCAATTAATAACGGCAATAAATGATGTGCAAATCACCCCTGAACCTAAGCTGAAGCATCACCTCATGAATCAGATTAACCGCATCAACAATGCGTTGATTAACAAAATCCGTGAGCAGGTAAACGTTCAGGTGCAGTCGATCATCCAAGAGATTAATAAGGTTCAATCCGGACCAGGTGGACTTAACAGTGATACTCAGATTCGGAATGCAGGAGGACTTGGCCTTTCTACTCCTCGTTCTGGTTCATCTTCTTCTGACAGTCAAAACAACGGTGGAGGAACTGCATCCAAAGGAGGCAGTAGCAGTGAAAAGGATAGTGGGTCGGGAGCGGTTAACGCCGAAGCTGTACAAGGGGCAATCATCAACATCATACGTCAAAGAATTTCGGGAGCCTTCGATAATGCTCTTATGATGGCGATGTCTAAAGCGGTTGAGGCATTTAAGAATATTCAGCCTGAAAAGCTTAAAATGATGCAGAACTTGAAGCAGAAGGACGAATACAACCAAGACAAAGACGGCAACCCTCTTGGAACGACGAACATGGCTGGCGTGGAGAGTGCGGTCAGCGATCTGCAAAACTTTATCAGACAGCAGTCTATGTTTTACGGTACAGATTACAAACAGCTTTATCAAGTAGGGGGCCTCGCTTCTGGTTTGCTTGATGACCCTGTAGAGATGAAGGAGTTTGTCCGCGTAACTGCACAGTTGAATGCACTGGCTCCTGGAAGTAGTCCTGGCAATATCGCCAATGGTCTTGCCTCAACGAAGGCTCAGTTTGGACTTGGGGTGGCTGATCTGGAGGATAGAATTGCACAACCTTTGGCGGTTGTATCCGACGTGACAAAAGCAAGTATTGAGCAAATTATTGATACACTGAAAAGTTCAGGTTCCAAAGTTGACCCTGAAACGTCAATCGTTATGGCGGGTACAACCCTCCAAGCAAAATCACTTGAAGGGGCGAATGTCAGTAACTTCTACAACTCCATTCTGAACAGATTACAGTCTCCTAGTGCACTGAACAAGATGGATAAATCACAGGTTGATCCATACTTCGGCGAAGACAGTGCAGAAGTAGCCAACAGACTTCAATCTCCTGAAGCTATGAAAAAATTGCAGGAACTGGGTCTAGCGAAAGTTGATGACACAGGAGCAAAGATTCTTGTTCCAGCGGAGGAATTGTTTAAGTCTATTGCCGAGAAGTTGTCCGGTGCAGACAGCTCTACCGTCCGCAATACCAATGATGCTTTGTTTGGTACGTACCAATCCTCCAAAGGTGCGGCTACGATGCACGAAATTATGAACACGTTCGTTAAGGTCATGGAGGTTAGTGGAAACTTTGATAAATCTAAATATGAGAACATGGTTAAGTCATCTGTAGACAACCCACTCGTCAACACTAAACGGGCAGGGCAAAGCATAACCATTGCCTTTGATGCTCTTGTTCAGGAGATGACCCCTACCATCAATAAAGTGTCCTACGCACTTATGAACATGGCAGAAAACGTGACTAAGAATGCTCAATTGTTCGTCAAGTTAGGAGACGTGTTATCTAACGTATTGCTTGGGATGATGCTACTTAAGGGAATCAAGTGGGGCGCTGAGAAACTTAGACCCAACTTCGAGAGAGAGACTGCACGCACTGCATTCCTGGAGAACGTATCGGGCATGAATGTTGATAATTCTATCAAGAACATGAAGCGTAAAGAGGTCGGGGAGATGCAGAAAGACCCATTGCTAGGTGGTTATGTACGTGAACTGAACGGGATGACGAAAGAGCAAAGCGACCATTTTAAGAACTACCTGAAGTCTAATAAGATAGAGGTTAAAGACTTGCCGACTCTATTTAGCACGATGGGCGAAGCCAAAAATTGGAATCCGGGCAAGGAGTTGACGGATGATGAAAAATTCGACCGAACGAAGCAGTACAACAGCCGCCTAAGTACCCGAACTGAATTGGCTTCCGTCATTACCCCTACCCTCCTGACCGCCCTGAACAGCAGCACCGCCAGTCGGGGAGTGTTTGATACACAAAGAGCAAGCGATACCAATTACTCTGAACTGTCCAATAGGATGTCCCAAATGTCTCAAGGAGAATTCCAGGGATTTGAAGACCACTTGGTGGACAGGCAGCGGAACGGATTACCTCCGATTGACGATATCCAAAAGCTGAATAATGCGATGGATGATTACGAGCAGACCCAGCGGGAAGCCGCTGCTTCTGCTCGACAAGCCTCCCCTGCCTTCGGAGATCTGTCCAACGCTGTACGAGGCATGAACTCCTCAATGTCTTCTACGGCGTCCCTCAAGAATGGGTTCAAGCAGTTCTTGAAGGATATTCCTGATTTGGGCAAGGGAGCTCTGGTTTCTGTTAAGAATTTAGCGGGAGGTTTCGCTAAGATGGCGCTGGAGATTGCCGGGGCAATCGGTCTCGCTCAAGCGGCTAAAGGATTGGCAGAGTCTTACATGTCAACAGATGAAGAAAGGTTACTTGCTCAGGCTGACGACCGTGACAACGACCTGAAAGGCATGGCTAACAAGATTAATGCGCAGGCTAAAGGTGGTTGGAGTTGGGGGCTGAATGAGGCTACAGGGTTTTATTACTCTACAATGAACGGGATATCGAAATTAACCAATGGAACTCCATCCAACTTCGGCTTATATGAAGGCGACGCCATGCTGGACGAGATGATGAATTATTTCAATTTCTCGGGAAGTCGTGAAGACTTTTCAAAATATCTCAAACAACGGGAAGCTGTCGGCGGACAGACAGTAGAGGAAGCCGTTGCTGAGTTTAATGCAAAGTCTGGACGTGCTGCAGAAACAGAAAAGATGCGACAGGAAGCCATCAGCAAGCAGTACGAAGCAACAAAGCTTAAAGAGGCAGAGGATAAGAGAATTCAAGAGAATGCGGAGAAGGAATATGACGACAAGTACAAGGAAGGTGCGGCCCAGTTCTCTTCCATCGACTCTGGCTCTGTTCTAAGCCGTGTCTCTGACCGTATCAATGAGATTAAAGACACCAGCCAAATTGACACGCTTCGTGCGCTCATGGGCGGAATGAAGACTGATTCCGACGAGTACATTGCACTTCGTAAGAAGCAGACTGAATCCATGCGACAGGTATTGAATGAAGAACTGGCTATCATTGACAAGTATATCGCCAACGCCAAGGCGGTCATGGACAGCGCTGACCCTGAGTCGCAAGAGTACGCCGATGCCAAAACTGCTTATGATAACCTTACTTCGACAAGAGATAAAGTGGCATCCGAAGGGGAAGTTGACATTCTTCAGCAAGAGTGGAACACAAAACAAGAAACGTATCAAGGTCAGGTTCGTAAGGTTAACACCAGCTTGTCTCGCATTGACCTTATTGCTCAAGCAAAAGAATTGGCGGCTGCGTACAACATGGACACTCAGTCTCAAGAATACTTGGACACCATGAAGAAGATTACACTGAATAAGCTATCTCAGATGAAAAATGAGCTAGCAAACCTTCAAGCAATCCAAGCCATCGGAGACCTTTCCGAAGACCAAGCAACGCAGGTTTTACAGCTACAGAATACAATTGCCAATGAGCAAGCCCTGATTAAAGAGTACAACCTTGCTTCCATCGGAATTGGCAGGGCTAAGATTCAGGACAACAGTTCTGAACGTGAGAATGAGTTGCTGGAACTCAAGTTACGGACCGGAAACCCTGATGACTCCTCGCCTATCCTTCGTAACAAGCGGATTGCCAATGCCAAGGAAGAGGTATCTGAAATCAATCAAGTCATTGCCGATCTGAGAGCTAAACTTCCTGCAGCGGGAGCGGACGAAACAACTAAGATTAACGCCGAAATCCGTGACTTGCAAAAGCAATCTTTACAGGCTCAGTTGGGCATCTTGGATGAAATGAAATCCACAGCGGGAACGTTCAACATGCCTAATGGAGTAAGTGCTATGAGCCGCTACGAGTACCTTACCCGTGGCAACACTCATAACACGACAACGATCGGTACAGGAGATGTCACCGTCAACATCACTCTTCCTAACATCACCAACGGCATGACAAACCGCCAGTTGCAACAAGTCGGACAGTCCATTGGACAAGGCTTGTCTGTTGGGCGGGTAGGAAGCCTTCGTAGCCAACAGGCGATGAATCCTAGCAACTACCGAAGTTAGTGAAACCACTCCCCGTCTTATAATGAGATGGGGAGTTATTTTATAAGGAGGTACGACCATGACACAACAAAATAACCTCTTGTCAGAGGATTCGGTGTATAAGAAGAAACTGTTTTACGACAACGGAGTCCACTTTATTCAGGTCAAAGCAAAGCTGATTACGGAGTACAAACCACCGACGCCTTACCTGAAGACCCATGTCAACCAGACCTTGGCATCTTCTGCGGGACTTGTGCAGAACGGAACGTCTCATTATAACGCTACCCTAACCATGCTGTTTTATTCTAAGAAGGAATATGCCGACTGGCTTCAGTTCATCGGCTCTCAACATAAGTATTACGACGAGAAAGGTACAGTTTACATCGGCATCGTAACTGGAGAACCCGATATTAAAACCGCTGAGATGGAAACGAAGTACATCGTAACCATCGGCATGTCTCTCGTCCGCAAGCAAGATTTTGAGTACAAGTACAAGACAGAGTTCATTGATATCGAAAATCATTGGGCAAACAAGTATATCGACAATATGCAGCAGCTTGGACTTATCGCAACGAACTGGGAAGCAGACGGGGAGTCTGTGGTTTACTTCCGTCCGGACGAAGCGGCGACAAGAGCAGAATCCATTACGTTCCTTATGCGGACATATCGACACGTAGACAAGTTGCTGAGGGGGTACTAAGAAATGAAAAGATGGATTGACGTAGATCCGCTGGACTGGTATTACCGTGACACACTTGAAATTACCCGTATGAGAACGGATTTGACGGGTGACGTAGAAGTCTTAAGCGGCATGACGTACAACGTATTCAAAGAAGGGTACGAGCGAATGGTCAAGCGGTTCGTGACCGTAAGCGGACAGCAAGAGTTTCTTGTACCTGATTACAAATACCACGTGAACAATCCGGTGTTCGTCATCGTAAATGGGGTGGAGGTTCTTCCTGAGAAGGTAGAGAACGGAAAAGTAACCATGACCAACCCGCTGTCGGCGGGCATCGAAGTCGTGGTCATTGCTTATGGCATCCCTGACCGGAAAGATATCGGGTGTGTCAATACCCCTTACAATGGAGTAGGCGACTACCGGATGCCACACGCAACCCTGAAGTATGCTTCAACATACCATTTCAGCTACAGCAACCAACCGGAGTCTTGTACAGTCCTTGGGGTGAAGCTGAAGAGACTTCTCGTCACCGTTGGCGCAGGAAGTGATGCAGGCGTGGTCATCCGGAACACGATCGGATTTCAGCGTGACGTGTTTGTCATTCATAAGGGTGAAGTTTACTTGCCATACATGTACAATGGCTTCCCTGCTGTCATAGGGTATAACGCCGTAATTAAAGGGGTGAGTAGACGTACAAGTGAAACGGTCGTCGTGGAATCAGGGCGAGTGACGTACAACGACAGATTTTTCGGAGACGTTCGTATTCGTCGCGGAGACTTCTTCTCACTTATGAGCCGTATTTACGAGAATCTGCATAATCGGTACACCGATCGTGCGTTCACATACAATGATACGCCGCTGAGACCGATTGTGGATAAGGATGTTATCCTTTCCAAATGGTACTCGAACGACGTACTGACCCTGTTGGATGAAAAATTCCATGACGGGTGTTATGTGTTCCCGCTTTATGAAGATGGTCAGTTTGAACCGGAAGCATGTATTACAAGAGCAGAAGCTGTAACCTTCCTTAACAGATTGATCGAGTGGATTACGGAGAAATATAGATAAGGCAGGTGGCTGAAGTGGCTTATGTATCTAACGTTAATTACCCTTCAAGGCAGTTGCTACAAGGCATCATGGAGCGTGTAAACGCGCTAGGGAACGAGCCGAAGGTAATCGTAGAGTTGGACAAAACATCATACGTGCGGGGATTCCGTAGAAAATACGATGCAGTCCAGTACGTGGTAGACAGTGCAGTGAATGATATGCTGTCCATCGACAAAGCGGAGAAGATTACGAACTACGTTGACGGTACGCTGATTGATACCAGCACCGACCTGAGAAACGCAGACTTCTCCATGCCAATAAAAGCAAGTTCAACGATGCACGGGAAGGAGAATGGGGAGCGTACCATCAACGGGATGTATATCACCGACTGGTTCGAGACAGACCCTCGCTGTTCCCGTAAGGAGCATAAAGGAATTGACCTTGATCTTGCGATGAACGACCCAGTATACGCTGTGTGGGCAGGTACAGTAACCATTGCCAGCACCTTGAGAGGATACGGTAAAGTGGTCTATGTCAATCACGGAAACGGGTGGGAGACAAGGTATGCCCACTTAAACAAAATCAGTGTAAGTGTGGGTGATAAGGTTAACGCAGGTGGCCTTGTAGGTCTTGGCGGCAATACCGGACACTCCATCTCCAGTGGTGGCGGTGACGGAACACACTTACACTTTGAAGTACGATTTAACAACGTACCACAAAATCCTGAACCGTACCTGCGGGGCAAGAGAACTATTCAGACAGCAAGCAAGAGAATTGATAAAAGGAACATTCAGGATGCTTCCGTCTTAATGGACGCTTCAGGGGTAATGGCAGACTCGACCTCCTACGTGGAATACAACATGGAAGCAACGGCATATGTAGCAGACTGCCCCGGCTGTATTGGAATCACACGGGGCGGTACAGACGTTCGTACATGGAAGAACTGGAAGATTATTGCGGTAGATCCCTCTGTTATCCCTTTAAAGAGCAAAGTGGAACTGATTGTCAATGGAACGAGTTGGGGAGAGTATCTCGCGGATGACACGGGCGGAGCTATCAAAGGCAATCGGATTGACATTCTTTATGATACGAAGGCGAATGCCCTCAAGTTTGGAAGGCAGCCCGTTGTTGTAAGAGTAAAGTCTTGGGGCGATGGTAAACCAAGAACGGCAGACTCGGCGGGAGATGCCAGCATCGATAAGGAAATCGTCACGTACCAATACAACAGGACGACCACCAAACAAACCTACTTCAAGGATTTTACAACCAAGAAGACTACACTTGATGTCAAGAAGTACACAGAGACAAACGGTGCAGTGCAAATGACCGTTGTTGATGACAAGACTTCGATGAACGTCCTCGGATTTAACGGAACGGGAGGGGCAGGTCAGGCTAAGACGCTGGTTTTCGAGCACGATTGGTTTAAGGCAGGAAACCTTGGCTGGGCATACTTCTCTGATCTTGAACTGGATGACACGATTATCGTCACAGTTAATGATTACGAAGTAGTGCGTATCAACGGGGTGAGCGCTAAAAACGGAGTGGCATACCCACCTTCCATACCGATGCCAAAAGGACATAACGTGGTGAAATTCACTTTCGCCAATTCCTCGAAAGCATCGAGAGGAAAGTTCGGTATCCTGTGGCTCAGAGCGAAAGAGTTCGATGTAGAGACCGTTGAGTCGAAGGCAATGTGGGACTTTGAAGATGGAATGAACAGTGCCAACAATTGGACTCCCTACAGCACAGTCGTACAGAAGGACAAAGGAGATTACCAAGCAATCTCAACCAGCGGAGGCGAAGCAGGTATCGAGCGGTTAGGTAAAATCAAGAAGTTTCCGTTTACGATTCACTTTAGCCTGAAGACAGCCGCGGGTACCAGCGGCAAGTTAGTTATTAGTGATGGAACGAAGGGGTTTCTTCTGAACATCAAGGATGACCAAATTTATACTTCTGGTGGCGGAACGTTTAAGCTAAACACGACTTCTGATTTTATCGAGTACACTGTAGTCTGCCATGACCAAACGGATATCGATGTATATGTGAAGATAAATGATGTCTGGGTTAACACCGGAATCCGTGGGGCGGCATTCGACTATCCGTACCAAAGCAGAATTCTGTTTGCAGTGACGGATGGAACGATGTATCTCGACAGTGTGAAGTACGCTGCCAACGACTATGCCATCGAGCAACTAGCTACTGCCATCGGTGACACGTATGACGAGAAGTGGTATGAAGTTGGGGACTTCGTTTATGAAGACATGTACACCATTGAGAAAGATGTAATGAGTTGGGAAATCAACACCCACCTTGATACGACTATCAGCACCGCACGGCTAACACTGGACAACTCTTCGGGTATTTATTCTCCATCTTGGGAGCGTAGACCAGAGTTCCCTGACTCATTTAAGACGGACAAGTCTCCGTTGAGCTATTACGAAGAAGGAGAACTGCGACATGTTATTAGCGAGTACACTCCAATCAGGATTTATGCGGGATACGGGGAAGAAGTTGTCCGTGTATTCACTGGAATGATTAAAGGCGAAATTACGGAGAACTCTGACGAGAAGACCGTCTCGTTTAGCTGTGTGGACAGGTACGACATGCTTGAGGAATTTATCTTCTACAAGCCTATGCAGTACCCGCCGGAAGAAGCTTATGCAGGAGATGGCGGGGCATTCTCCTGGATTAAATCAAGCATTGTAGAAGACATTGTTGTCCATGCAGGAATGAGCGCTTGGAAGTTTCATTCGGAGGATATGAGCAACCCTGACTACGTGATTGAGGACACAGTTTACATCGACGTGAACAAAGGGAAGAACACCTTCATGAAATTTAATAAGGAGAGCGGAGAACTTGAGGCCGTGACTCAGGAGAATATTATGGAAGTTGGCGGCTGGCAGAATCCGTTCGTGGCAAGTGTATCCTTCCCAATAGGTACGAACGCTTCAGATGCCGTACAGTCCCTTATTCAAGATATTCCTTACCGTGCCTACTGCGACAGGTATGGGACGTTTCGAATGGAGAAGATGGACTTCCTCGATTCACCAGACTGGGCTATGGTAGCGGGCATGAAGTGGGAGTTCATTGATGGAGAGAATCTACTGGAAGTTACTTCTTCTACCGATTACTCCCGTGTCAGAAATCACTTGATGATTTCCGGTACAGCGGGTATCGTGGAACACTTCTTCGACAAGTCTCTGATTATCGCAACTAAGGGTAATATCCGCACGGCGGGCGCTCAGTTGGACTGGATTGAAGAGATCGATGGAAACTCCTTGAGAGACTTGAAGGAGGACGTAGCCAATAAGATTTTCTTTGATTACAAACGTCAGGCAAGGACGAAGAACGTAGTCGTCAAAGGTAATCCGTTAATCGAACTGCTTGACTCTGTTTACGTATACGATTCCAAGACGTTCACTTCCAATTACTTCCTGGTTAAGGGGAACAGAATCGTCGGTAACAGCGATGGCATCGTCAATTACCTCGAGTTGACGTGGCAGTCTTTATCAGAATTAGGATAACCACATAGGCAGGGAGCACTTACGCTTACGGCGCTAATTGTTCCCTGCTTTTTCTTATAATGCTATGGAAGGTGAGGTGTATACTCTGGACACTAGGAACTTTGTAAACTCGAATGAAATCTATCCCATACTCGATTTAATTCGGAGGGAGATGAAGAAATCCGGTCTTTACACTGGCGGCGATGAATTAACTGACATGGATGCACTTGTAGAACCGAATGTAATTAACGTGGAAGCCCGCAGAGAATTGGCAGGTTATTCTGCTCTCGTAACCTCTGTAGTATACACGTACGATAACGGTGTAATCGAAATTCTGACCCTTGAGAGGGATGCCAATTTAATTGTGGAAGGCTTCCTGATAGAGATTACATATCCTTCCTTGGTCAATGAGGAATTAGAAGAGGAAACGGATATCGCATCTTTCAGCACAGTTAGAGGGACTATTATTAGAGAGAACGGATTATTTAAGAATCTGGAACTCGAATATATTAAGGCGGTGTAGTGAATGTCTAGCGGAGCAAATTTTGCAAGTTATCTGGTAGGCGGTAGACTCGACCCTCCTTTTATGCCTACCAAAACGAACCCGTACATTGAAGGGATTATGATAGAGTCCCCAATGTCGGGCAAGGTCGAACACAAGCTGACCATTCAAGAGGATTGTGAGTTGCTTTCCGTTGCAGTCGGCGTATCCAACTACGAAGCAAGGGACTATTGGAACTTGTACGTAGGGGAACGGCTGGTGTGTAAGAACATTTACACGAAGGATTTACCGGAGGGTATGTACCTGACGGCGATTATTCCATGTAAGCAGGGAACACAACTTCACTTTGAGTTCTTCAATGAGGGCGGCAAGCCTAAGGTAGTATGGGCAAACTACCAAACGCTCAAATAGAAAGGAGGTGATTAAATGGCAGATACGTCATACCAGCCAACGCCTTGGCTCGACACGACCATAAATGAAGAGTTCCTGCTAGAAGGGCTTGCTGGTATCATGACAACCAACGGCTGGTCAAAGGTAGCGGAGTTTACTAAGGTAACCTACTCCAACAAGCTGACCAAGCCAACAATCAAGCGTTTCTACCTTCCGATGGCTAACCCTGAAATAGACTTGCCTAAGGTACTTAACGATGATTACTACATCTTCCTTGATGGAGAGATTGCTCCAACATCCTATTACACAGCGGTCAAGAACACTGACGAAACCACCACGATTACCTTTGAAGCAGGGGTATCCGGTCAGGTAGCGATTTACTACAGCACGGTCGGGTCAGGGGACACCTTCGACTTTTATGTGACCAAGCACATCGTCGTCAAAAATATATCGGGAAACCTGTTTGGCATGGCAATGCTGGCTCACATTAATGAGCAGATTGGACGGACGGACTGTAAAGTACCATTCGCAATCTATGACAAAAATGCCGATTACGGTACTCAGTTAACACCGCAGGACAGCGGCGTATTCTCTTGGGCGATTCAGAAGGCTAACGAAGATGCCCTCTTTGAGAGGCATACGCTTTACTTCTACCAGCTTGAGAAGTGGATTGGAAACGGGAAGATGTTGGTTGGGTGGGAGAACGTTAATGAACTGAAGCGGGTGGCTTTGGATGTTGAGGTGCAGACAAGCATGTGGGGGCTGGACGACAATACGAACGCTCTTCAGTCACGAATTACTGATTCCTTCCCTCAGATGTACCAGTCGCCAATAGTCACGTCCCGTACAAGAATCCCTCAGCTTGAGCACACAGAGAAGATTGCCTTTGTTGACGTGAAATTTACGAACTGGTGGGATGACAGTAAGGTGTTCGTCAAAGGGTTCGTGGACGGTAAGTCGCTCATGCTGATTATCGTTGCGGACACTGCTCCCGTTTGGGATGACAACGCCGTACCTGCGATTCCTCTCTACATGGGAGACTTCGATGTTAACGGCTTGACAGAAGAGGTTATTAATCGGGATATCACGTTCGACTTCTACCGGAAGCAGACGAAGACTTCCACGATCATCTCAGGTAAGCCGATGGTCAATGCAGGGTCGTATGTAAAGGTATGGCTAATGGGTGACACGGACGGCGACATGCCTGACGAAGCTGTCACGCTGACCATCGCAGGTCAAGAGATTGGAAAGTTCAATACCATCGGGGCGGTAGAGCCGACAAGTAACAGGAACGATGCTCAGTTGATGGGGCAGTTCGATATTACGGGGATCGAGGGCATGTCATCTGTGACCATTGAAGCAGTGAGTGGAGATGGAGTGAGTGGTTACACCCCGGTATCCGGTCGGATGTTTCTTGAGGTTCATATTGAGACTAATCGGAATACTGAAGGCGCACCGTCTGCCTTATTCTCAGGAACTGCGTACAACAAGGATGGGGCTACCGTAGAAGCTTCTCTCAAGCAGTCCGGTCAGTTCGATTATGACGATGCAAACATCAAGCAAGAGGTTCTACTTCCTGTTATGAAGGAGTATCCGCACTACCCAAGTAACGGTATTGACTCCATTATGGTCAAGCGAAATAAGTTCGGTGCAAGGTATCAGGCGCATTACCTGTCTTGGAATGTTCCTTCTAATTCTATGCCACCGCTAAGGGAAAATGCTGACAACCATAAGCACCCAAGGGCTTGGAAAGATTACATGAACGAGCAATACAAGTACCAGTTCAGTCCGTCAAGGTACAGCGGGAAAGCCCATTCATCCCGTGCACTTCTGGTTCATCCTGAAGATGGTACGTTCGGAACACTGCGAAACGTTATTTTAACCTCGCCCTTAACTATAATGAATGGTGACGAGTTAAAGGCTGTGAGAGATTACTGTGACGACGAGAACAGGTATGAGGTTTACTCTTACTACTTGGTCGAAGGGATTTCGCCACTGACAAAGAGACCTGCAACGCCATACAGACCTGCCGCTCTCGGCATTCTGAAGGCGGGGTACACTCTTCCTGAGATTCCTCCTGCACCGCCTGAATCTCCAGCTCTGATTCTGTCAATCGACCCTGGTTATTCAAGCATAGACGAGGACACGTCAATCAAGTTCACATCGCTGTACAGCAAGCACTCCCCTATTACGAATTACAAGTGGGAAGTGGCGAGTGACGTGAAAAAGGGCTTGTATACAGTCGATCATGCAACGTTTACATTCAGCAATGTCGGCACGTATTCGGTCAAGCTTACGGTGTGGAATGAATTAGGTCAGCAGGCAACGGCCACGGCAACCATAATGGTAACTGCCAAGTACGTGCCCCCACCACCTCCACCACCCCCACCGGCTAATACATTGCAGTGCGGTAAGCTGAACGATTCTGGCGGCGGGGCTTATACGGAGAAACTGCATGAGATGGGCAATTCGTCTGGACGAGTCGTTATCACCTACAACATGTATGGGGTAGCTGACCGTATGGATGTTTACTATCAGAACCAGTTGCTTGCCAGCACCAACATGGAAGTATCTAACGGAGGTTCACTCCAATTCCAATACAGTCCTGTTGGCGGCGTAACACAAATAAAGGTGGTCATGTCCTCCAGTTCGGGGTCAAGTTCGTCGTGGGAATACCTGGTAAACTGTCCTGTGTAACAGCAGGACTTGCTATATAAAGCTAATAAGTAAAGGGGTGCTATTTAAATGCCATTTATCGACACAACTCCTGCATCGTTTACCCCGAAAGTAACGGAACAGGATATTCAACCTCGGTTAGGAGACCTACTTGCTACTCAAGGATGGGAAACAGTCGCTAACTTTAAGAAAGTGGTTTTTGACGCAGGTATTATGCGAAGCACGTACACTGGTCAAGATACGGTCGACATTCCAATCTACGTGGCGGAGCACTTCATTTACAAGAACACTACGGGCAAGATGTTTGGCGTTGCTGTTCTTGGTACATGGAATCAGAACCTTGGTCAACTTCGGAAGCTAAACAAGTCACCTGATTCTAAAGCTCCGGCTCCTGCAACACTTGCGGTGTTCTCAGAATGGGCTACAAACGAGTTCCGTAAGTATCGTTCCCCTCAGACTCTGTACTTCTATATGGTCGAGAATTTGGCGGGACTTATGCCTAACTACTCTGACGTAACACTGCCTTGGATTAACTCGGGCGACCTTAAACGGGCGGCTCTGGATATTGAAGTAGAAGCTGCAGGTTGGGTAGGCACAGGCTCGACGGCTACCTTCACTGTATCTAAAGCTGAAGGGAATCGGATGCAATCTCCAATCATGCAAGCAGGTCTTCGCACCAACCTTTTGGAAAAATACCACGACGACGATATCAACTATGCGATTCAAAATACGAACTGGTGGGCTGACTCAGAAATCTCTATTAAAGGTCACTTGAACGGAGATAGCCTGTTTTTCATCATCCAATGTGACAACGTACCTGCACCGGAAGGAAACCTTGTTCCAATCATTCCTCTCTACTTCGGTAAGCTGGATGCCATTGAAGAAGGTGATGATGCCTACGCAATGTTCGCAGGTAGTGTACCTATCGTGACACAGACAGGTTCAGCGGGGTTGACTGCTATCGCTGAGTACGACTTCGATGATACGACGAAGAGACAACCGAACATCATGCCGCTGATGAAAACCTACCCTAAGAATCCTGCGAACGGATTGGACAACGTTATGGTCAGCCGTGGTAAACTCGGTGCTCGATATCAGGCGTACTACCTGTCTTGGAACGCACCAGCCAATGCCATCCCTCCAATGCGTACTTCGCAGGATGGCAAGCGAGACTATCCGCGGGCTTGGAACAACGCTGAGAATCCTCTTTACAAGTATTCCTTTAACCCTTCCCGATACAGCGGTAAGGTTCACACTTCCAAGCTGTACGTGGTTCATCCAGAAGAAGGGGTGCGGGGAGCACTGAAAGACACCATCGCATTATCGGCGCTGTCCTTTAACGCAAACAAACTGCGTGTGAAGAAGGATCACTGCCCAGATGAATTCGATGTATTCCGTTACTTCTTGATTGAGGGTGTGTCCCCACTGACAAGTAAGCCGGGAACTCAGTACCGTCCAGCGGGTATTGGATTGTACTTAAATACTGTAGATGATGAAGGCGTGGAGGTCACTCCGACACCTACACCGACACAGCCTACAACCCCATAACAATATAGCCCTGGCATTAATTCCTATTAAATAAGTATATTTAGTCAGGATAACCAGCAGGGTAATTCCAAACGAGAGGTGATTTATCGTGAGTTGGTTTGATGGAGATTCCACGATTCAGCTATTCCCTAAAGACCTTGAAGCACTGTTTAACTCCAAGGGATGGGATACATTCATAAAGTACCGCTCCGTATCTCAAGACGGTCAGAAGTTCGCAGATGTCCGCTTGTTCCGGTCTCTCGGCTCGGACAACCAAATGCGGAACTTCGGCATGGTTTACGGATACGGCAAGAAAAGCAATCCAACCTTGGGCGAGCAAGAGTTTATTTCTCAGAACTCCGTACTTGGTGCGTTGATTGTAAACGAAACATTAAACACGAAGTTTCACTTCCAAGTGTTCCCTGTACTAAAAGATTCTGTCATCGTCTATAAGAACGGTAACGCTGTTGCTTCGACAGACTACGTTCTTGATGAAACGAACGGTATCATCACATTCACGTCCGCACCGTTGTCTACTGACGCAATTACAGCGAACTACTCCCCATCTCCAATCGCACCTCAGCCAGTGAAGCGTATGTACTTCTTCACATTCGATGATGTGCGGGGCGAACGAATCGTACAAGGCGTTAGCGGTTCTGTAGTCGTTGGTGACCCTGAATCCATTTTACCGGATGGTGATGGAACTCGTAAGTTGTTCCAGATCCCAACGGTGGCGACGATTAAAGCGGATACTGTAAGGGTTTATGTGAATCAGGTTGAACAGGATTCAACGTTATACACAGTTGACTACACTAATAATAGTGTAACGTTCGTTGGCAAAGCACCAGACGCAGGCGCAGAATTACACGCTTCCTACATCAGAATTCTGAATGCCACTGGAAACGAAACACTGAATTACGGTGATATCACAGTCAAGAACTTTGACCCCGATAAACCGAATGATCTAATGAACGCTGTTTACTCTTCCATTTACTACATCTACCCATCCCTACCAACGGCATTGTCATTCACTCCATTGCAGAACTTTGATAGAGGATGGCAACGTGATAGTACGATGTACTATTGGGGGAATGTAACCAAAGACCGAATCGTAATGTTTTTCCGTCCAGATCCTACTCCGGGCGCTGAGAATACTTACTTCGCTCCATTGTACATCGGGCGGCTAACGACTCTTGGTAAGTCCCCTCGCAAAAACAATGTCATTATTTCTGGTTGTCGGGAAGCAGACGAAGTTGTATGGAAGAAAGACATGAAGTTGGGTGCGATTTACGTCGACTACGGTAACAACACATCCAACGGAAACCGCGGGGTACAGCTTCAACAGTCCATCGGTGGTACATACTACCAACAGCATTACCTCGCGTTCATAACGCACGATAAGAACGTTGATGCGGGTGAGTCCCGATTTAATCCATCGGTTTATAGTGGTAAGTATCACATCTCCCCGATGTACATTGTTCACCCGAATGATGGTTTTGTAGGTAAGCTGGATGAATGTTATGCCGTACACCCTAAGAACATTTCCCAACTCGATGAACTTGAGGTTGTGGAGACATCCGACCATGAGGAATTAGGCAAGGGTACTGGTTTTAACAAAGTATTCCATATGGCGCACTCACCTTCGCTGAAGGATGACGGAACTCCGTTTAAGTTGGAAGTTCAGGTGGATTGCGTAGACCAAGTACTCGGCACAGACTATACGGTTGATATCGAGACGAAGACAATTAACTTCCTTGAAGGAAAAGCACCTGCGGCCGAATCGGAAGTCCTTGCTACTTATGAGTACAAGCAACTATACCGCTACACGTTAGCAGACACACCTGTCAGCCCGTTCACGCTGGCTAACATGTCACCGTTTGCTCCAATCGGTCTAGGCATCCTGAAAGAAACGTTGAAAAAGAATTCGTAATAAATAGCAAGGGAGGTTGGCGGTGAATGATGAACGGTAAGAAATCTTACCTGATCAGCTTCACCGCCCTTTTTTCTAGAAAGGGCTATGAACTGACAATTGGGTTTGAGCAGATTATCAATGCTAATAATCAATATCACCTGACCGCTCCCGTTAACAGTACCTATCGAACACTGATTGAAGATACCATGAAGAGTACAAATAAAGTACCTCACTCGGCTACCGGATTATTCGGGCGGCTAGGGAGTGCTGGATACGTCACTCAGTATGACGGCTTTGAGGCGGAGACTGTGGTTGCTTCTATTGTATCGTACCTGTCGGGCATCCATAAGTACTTTAACGGCGAAACAGTCCCGGACGTAACAACAGAAGAACAACAGAGCGTACGTAGACTAGAACAGCTGTTTGATGCTGAAGGTACGGGGGTGAGCAAAGGCAGTCGTACAGACCATCTGGCACTTCTTGACGAATTATCCTCAAGTGATCTTTATGACGTGAAGGTCTCCATTGAGGAAGGGAACAGAGTATCCATTTCACTATCTAATAAGCAGAGTGTTATTCATGCTTTGGAGTCCAATACCTCAGGAATATCAGCGGACGCTCAAAAGTCAGGCTTCGACACGGCTGAGAATGGGGTTCGCCTTAATGCGGAAAAAGGTCGGGCGGTTTTGTCGAACATTGTAAGAAACATCTTGGACGGGGAGATTGCTTTACTGAGCACTGTTACCCATGACCCTAACATCACGATGCAAGGAGAAACTGCCCGTTTCAAGTCAGCAGAGGTTGGTATGTACAGGGCAGACGGAGAATCCTATCCGTTTGAGTATGCAATCATTGTGAGTGAAAGTAAGGAGTTCGGTTACGAACTTGCTGAGATTAGTACCAAGGATTCTTCCCTTAAAGGGTACGAATTGGCTGATACAAGGCAAGAGGGACCTCTTGAAAATATCGAAGAAGCACGGCGGCTGGAAGTCACGGAGGACGCATTTCTGTCACAGACAGAGAACGCAGTATCCGACATGGCTTTTGATGCACAAGACGTAGCGTATATTCATGCAGAGAAGCAGAATGAAGCAGACCTGACGCTAACTACGCTGACAGATACTTACGGCGGCGGGGATGCAGAGGTAAACGAGAGCATTGTAACAGAGACGCTTTACCATGACCCGACGATGCTGAGTGAATTTATCATGGTAGACACGCACAAGGATACTCACCTTGAGACTTTTACCCAAATGTACACCTATCAGAATGTTGATGTGCAGGAGTTTGGGCAGACAGATACGGTCATGCAAGCCAGCCAGCAGGATACGATGACAGGCGACCTCATTCACCCCCTCTATGAAGGGGGGATTGATGGGGTGCTCACTCAAGGCGAGACCGTACACGATTCTAATTTACATGAGAGCATTGCCTACGAAACGTTGGTTCATGAGCCTGCACACCTTGACTTGTATACCGAATCGACAACCCGTGAGGACGTTTACATCATGGAGTCGTCCAGTCAAGCTACCAAACATGTCAAGGATGCTAGAATCGAAACCACGCAGACCGTGGACAAAAGGGCAACAGCAGAACTTCAGGAGTTCTTTACGTATGAGACAAGGCGGGACGGGCAGTTTGAGACCATTGAAGTAACTGACAGCCAGTCGGGTTCGTTTCTGGAAATTGACCGGATAAGCACTGCTGACACTCTGCAGGAGGGCGGGGTCATCCCTGCATTGGAGAGTGGCAAGGTAGAGATGGACTACGATGCAAGAACAGATGGATTAGAACAATCGTTCTACTTCGATAAGGGCGGTGCAATCACCTTCTTTACAGGCGCATCGAGCATTGCAAACGGTGCTGAGAATCGTCTTGAGTCGGCAGAGTACACTTCGGACGCATGGGAAAATGAGAACATTACAAAAGCTTCCAGCGACTCTGAAGCCGAAGGTAGACTAGAGTTCTCTTCACAGGCAGTAGTCAATCAGGCGTACGCCGCTGACATGGAGACGGAGACAGATGCCGAACACCTCATAAGCAGTAGTAGTGATATCCAACTTGTGACCAACGCTGAGATTTATGTGGGCGGCGACCCACTGGTAGATAGATTCATGAGCGCAGATCATGTCAGCGACTGGACGGACGCAGAGGTAGAAGAGATGACGGGTGCAGAAGTCACGGAGCGTATGCAAGCTGAAGTCCAATCCTTGGTTACGTTCGAGCAGATACAAGGCGTGATTGCGGAGTCTCCTGAAATCCTTAAGACTGTGCGTCTCATGGAGATTATGTATGGCTCGAAAGCTGTCGATTTAATCGAAGCTGGCATGGAGAACATCATCCAAGACAGCATCACTCAAGGCTTTACTCAAGCCGACTTCCCTGCCATCACACAAGCTGTGATTGAAAGAATGAAACAGGCGGGCGCAGGTGTGACGGTCGTCGCCACCAATCAGGATGAAGTACAGGCAGAGCATAACAAAGGGGCAGAACTTGCTATAGAAAATCCTTCTACTGGACGGTACATCAACGAACCGGAAGGAACGATGCCGCGGGAATTGTCAGGAGCATCTTTATTCGACTTCCACCGGACAGCAGACGTGTCTGAGATTGGTCGGGCTATCTCTGAAGCGAACAAGCACATCGGCATTATGCAGACGATTGAATCGGCAGAGCAGACTACATTCGGAGAAGGGCTGAGACCGAACACGTTGACTGCTGCAGAGTCTGACATTACCAAGGACGGCGTAGAACATTTCCCTGAGACAGCAGTATCCGACCCAACCGCTGAAGGCGTGGTCGCAGGGATTGAGACAGGTTGGGCGGACATGGAGTATGACGGGGTGATGGAAAGACCGGAAACGGCTGACCATATGACCAGTGCAGAAGGTCTCATGCAGGAGACGGTGACAGCAGAGCAGTCAGATGCCAAGCAGGTCGGCTATGAGCACAAACCGGAGACTGCAGTCAATGAAACAGGCAGAGACGGAGTATGGTTCGGCATTGAGTTAGCTGAACAGCGGGCGGACAAAGAAGGCGTGACCCATGAAATCGCAGGCGCTCGAATTAGTGACGGAAACTCTCCATCTATCCTCCATGAAATTGAAGGTGCTTGGCAGAGCGATGCGGCAAGAGAGTCCGTTTTACACGAACTGGAATCAGTAACCTACGGTGACAGAGAGTACGAGATGGAAGAGGCCAAACTGGAAGGGGCAACGCAGAACAAGTCTACAGATGCAGTGCTGTCTGAGATTGAAGGGGCAACATCCTTTACTTCAGAGGAAGCTGGCGTTCTCGGGTTAGAATCCGCAGATTACCCTGACGGTTCTACAGAGGGCGTTATTCATGAGGTTGAGTCGGCTTATCTTGATGATAGCAGGAATGTCGGAACTATTTCGGAAATGGAGACAGCAACATCGACAACCAATGCGGAAGCCATCGTCCATAAATCTGAGCAAGCTACGAGCGGCAAGGAGATGAACGCCGTTATTCAGGAAGAAGAACTCGCTGACTACAGTTCGTATCAAAACGAATCGGTCATCGAGGAACTGGATTCGGCCACACGGAAGAGGAAACAGCTTGTGACCGATATTCATGACGACACTGAATCTGTGAATAACCGTGAACCTATCGAGACGAACATCGCTGAACCGGAAGAAGCCGCTAGACCAACCAAGGCGGTAGAGATCGGTATTGAGAAGTCAGAAGAAGCCGACAGACCTAAGCGTGTCTTTGAAGTCGATATTGAGAAAGCGGAAGGCGCGACACGACCTAAACGTGAAATTGAGACGACGATTGAGAGAACGGAGGGCGGCATCCTGAAGACTCCTGAAGAACCGAAGAAACCTCGCATCTGGCTCATTCTTGGTAAGATCGCTTCTTGGAGTATCTGGAACTGGAAGAAAACAAGGTAGGTGATAATAATTGGGAATCTATAAAAAGTCGAGTGGCTTAATCTTCGATGATAGGTTCGATAGCGGGAGCATCCATTCCCGCTATACCCTTTCACCTAGTGATGCTATTTCAATCGACAATACTTTGGGTCAGGTCATTATGCCGCACACAGACAACGATACTTCTATCATGTTTGACGTTCCTGAAGAGCAGACCGTTTTAATGGAAGTGACAGCAGACTATGTGCCTACGGAACTTCTCGATGAAGGCGGTATTATCATCTGGGAAGATGGATACCACCGCTTGGAGTTTCTTGAGAGTAAGGACACAACCACAAGAGAGTACAGCAAATGGCGGGCTTTGAAGAAAGGAAATAAGTGGACGTTCTATGCAGACCGCGGAAGTGGGTGGGAGATATTCGACACCGCTCCTATGGTAGCTGAGAAGATGGGAGTCATCCTGAAGAATCGTGAGCAGGATAACTTCGATACGATTAATCTTGATAGAGTCGTAGTCTGCAAGAGTGACAAGATTACAGTAGGTAATCTACCAATGGGGTACTCTGTTTACCTTTGTGACCCTGATGGTAATTCGGTGGCTTCGGCTGTAGTCGAACCAAACTGGACGGGGTGTGAGATTGAACTACCCGCTGTCCCGTACAACGGCATTATTAGAGTCTATGATACGCAAGGGACGCTCCTGTCCAGCCTTGGTGCTTTCGATATCTATGGTGGCGATATTTACCTGTTCGGTACAGAACTGAAGGTCGTCTGGAATGGTAAAGAACTTAACAAGGAGACCGACACGTATCTTGGAACTATGTACGACAATCAGATTCTTGTTCAGATGATACTACAGAACCCTTCCAAGGAGAAGCCTGCAAAAACTATATCCCTTGGTATCCTAAAGTATATGGAGACGTTTGGGTATGAGTGGGCAGATATTTGCCATGATGATGGAGCAGATATGCCGACAGGAGCGTTCTCGAAGCTATTGGATATGGGTAACTTGCCACCGCTAGGAGAACGCAAGTTCTGGATGAAAGTAGAGAGAATGGAAGACCGATTCCAGATTAAACCCCTGCACTTCATTCTGGACATTAACCACACGTAAGGAGGTGAGCGTGGATGGCAGGAACTAAGATGACCCTTCGCCGCTACGGTGGCGGGGAGTTTCAGTATTGGGACGAGCAGGAAATCATTGTGGACGAGCAGTACCTTGCGTTAGAGCGTGGATTATTCCTTTACCTTGATTATGAATACCGGATGGGTACGAAGCAGTTGGATGTTTACTTTAACGGAGCACACTTGCTGGAAGGCGGCGGCTACGAAGAGATTGACTCGACAACTATCCGTCTGGACCTGGGCAAGTATCAAGGAGACACGCCGTATGCTGGACAGACTGTACAGCTACAGGTTGGCGATGAAATCCTTATCAGGATTTGGAAACCGGAATACCGCCAAGGAAATGGCAACATTGATGGGTTCAGGTTCTTGGCTCTGGAAGAAGAGGTACATAAGGCTAGGCAATACAAGGACGGACATGTCCCCTTCAATAGCCTTGACGACCGTCTCGATTCTATTGAGCGGCGGGCTGAATCAAAGACAATGGTGTTCGTCCTGAGTCGGGTATTTGATGGTATAGCCAAGCTAGTCATGAGATTCCCGTATGAGGGAGATATCACTGAGGTTTATGCTTCCACTTCCCGTGAAGGGATAGCAGACACCGCATTCCAGATTGAAAAGTGTTCTCAGGAAAGCTATGACAGCGCAACCCCTGTGTGGGAGACAATCTTCCATACCAACCTTGTCGTGGATGGGGATGAGCGTTCAAGTAGAACGTCAAGTAGACCTTATGCTGTATCCGTTCCTCGAATTAATAAGGATGATCATTTTCGCGTTAACGTGGTCGAACGGGGCGAAGGCATTGAAGGCGTCACTATAGAACTAGTGATTCGGCTGAGGTAGTACCTTAGTCTACCATCTATCAATAAAATGTGGGATTACTTGCTTATAATGTATCTGCGGTAAAGGAAGACACCGCAAAATGATAATAAGAGAGGTGAAAGATATGGCAGGAACTAGAGGTATTGCAAGATTCCGTGGCGAGCAGTTGAACAACAAGTTGATGCGTAACAACCACTTCGATGTTGCCAACAAAATCAATGAGAAGTACGTAGACATTGATTTCCACGCTCACCGTGAGATTTTGGAAGATACGAAGATTGACGTATTGGTGCAGAAGAATGGGGCGGTTGTCGGTGCGGGTGTAAACTTTATCGACATTACGAATGACATTCTGAACACGAACGTAGCTGTCGATTCCAGTACCGAAGGTACGGTTGTCGGCGTAGCTATTCAACTCCGTAAGAACGGGACGGAAGACTTCCCACTTATCGATGAAGACGGGGATAGAGTTTACGGTAAGGTACGTGAAACAACAGGTAAATACTTCTTAGACTTCTTCAGTGAAGTTAATGGAGCAGAAGTCGCTTACACGTTCACTGAAGCTGAAACAATCGACTTCAAGTACATTACACGTACTAACCTGTCTGTAATCCCAGTGGATGCTATTGTTAACGGCGGGGCAGGTTTTGTAGCCGATGCAGTCGATGCAGAAGCATACATGAACCTTCGCCAGTTAATGAAGGACATTTATGGCGGTGCTGGTACACTGGATAACGATGGAAACGCTAACCTTGGCACATCCGTTGTTACCCAAATTGCTAACGAAGTACAAGCTCGGACGGACGCCGATACATTGATTCGTAGTGACCTTGCTTCTACTGCAGCACTGAAGGGCGCAAGCCTTGTAGGTGTTATTGTGGATGCTAATTACACCGGCGTAACGGTGCAAGCGGTTCTATCTAATCTGGCTTCCCGACTGAAATCCACAGAAGACCTAACCTCCGGTATTGCTGACCGTGAAGCGGACTCCGCTAACGGTTACTTCCAAGCTGGTGACTTTGGCACGGCTGAGGGTCGTATCGTTGACCTTGAGGCGGTAGCTGACGCAGAGTTTAAGGCTCAGGCTGACCGCTTGGATAAACTGGAAGGGGAGGAAGAAGAGGTAGTCTATGAAGCAGTTGGTGGCGAGACTGAGTATGTGTTCTTGAACGGCTTGGCTAAACCAAAGACTGTGCTTCTTTTCATCAACGGTCAGGTTCAAACTCCGGGCATCAACTTCGAGTACTTGACTAATGCCGACGGGGAGATTCGGGGCGTTAACTTTGCACCTGAAACCCTGAAGGTTGTTGAAGGAACTCCTGACGTTCTGTACATCAAGTACAAGCGTCTGTAATAAAAAGACCCCAACTGGGGTTTTTTATTTGCAACTTTATATAAACGTAGACCGACAACTATAGAGACAGTGCATTACACAGCAATTGTTAAGGTTTCACCTGATCAACCTATATTGATTATAGCTTGACAGAACGAGTCGAGAACTAACAATTAAGGGAGGAAACAAAATGCCAGCACCAGTTGTATCTTGGTATTCTGAAGACAATACGTCCCAAGTAACACAGTGGGATATCGGAACGGTTGACGCAGGTTCTACTTCACCATCTAAGACAGTGCTCATTTGGAATAACCGTGGACAAGCCACTCCGGTTTCAGACATGACGGCTTGCACAATTACGACTAAGGATAGCGCAGGTGGTAACACAGGCGAGTTGGTTACGAACACTTGGATTCAAGTGCGTGTTGATTCTCTTGCTGAATCTTCCTTCACTTCCATCGGAGGTACGGTAACGAAAGATATCCGTGCAACCGACCAAACCGTAGGGGCGGGCGTAATCTCTGGTGCAGTAAACGGTGGCGACCACAACGTAGATAAGAAGAATTTTTCACAAGTGACTCTTCGTGCATATGTACCGCCAACAGCGACCGCAGGTCTTGTCAACTTCTTGACACGTGTCTCCTACCAGTACGTGTAAGATTTTATTTTCAATGTGATAGGGGGCAACGAAAATGTCATTCCAGCAATACAATCGTTCCCCTGTAGGTCAGGACTACATTTGGATGGGTGAGTACAATGACGGTACTCACCTATCTGAGTTTAACTTTGACACACAGGCTGAGAATAGCTTCTATGATATCGACAAAAGCAGGCTTGCAAGGTTTGGGCTAGTCGGTCACGGGATGAAGCTGTTCTTTGAGAAGGACGGCATCTTTAACTTGAACGGTACTCCGGTAGAAGTTATCTACCGTGTGGGCGATAAGGACTATCCCCTGACTGGCAGGTTCGGTCAATACAAGGATATCATTACCTACAAAGATGCAGAAGCCACGCTGGTTCTTGGAAGCCAGGGAGCACAAGGCGGGGCATTGAATCCAACAATCCAGCAGTACAATTTTGGTTATAAGTCCACTCTCGAAGCGGACGGAATCACCTTTAAATTCAAGGCGGTCTGCACCGTACCATACGGAAGGCAGATGTTCATGAATTTCCGGTTGGTTGCTGACGAGAAATTGGACGGGCAGTTGGTCATTCTCCGTAATGGTCAAACTGAAGTCAATTTAGAAGCACCTCTTAAAAAGGGCGTAGGTGGAGAAGTCAACTGGATTGTAGGTTAATCAGATGGCGGATAACACCCGCCCTTTTTATTATAAGTGAGGTGAGAGTATGGGATTGAGAATCGGAGACATTGAACTAGTAGCACCTAAAGGAACAGACGTGACTAATATTCCTGCGGGAACTCAAGGCGTGTATGCTACTGATGTTCTGGTAGGGATTAACCATGTGTATGTTCTTGCGGGGAATATGAACACGGTAGCACAATACAATAAAAATCCAGATGGGACGATTGGTTCTTTTATTCGGACGATAAACTGGTACACCAACGATACCACCATAGCCAGCATCTGTGCCAACACCAGTTCCGTGCCGTACTCCTACGCTCTTTACGTACAAGGTGGGGTAGAGTACCTAGTCGGGTGGGGCTTAGGCTCTCTAATATATCACTGGACAATCACACCAGCAACAGGGGCAATCTCCGGACGGGCATCCTACACCGCCCCTATTGCAATGAGTCCCTACAGCCGTGCAGGTTGGGATGGCGGCAGTTACATTTACTTTGCACGTATGCCACGTAGCGGAAGCCCAAGAAGCGCTGATATTTATCGTTGGGACTTAACGACCCCTACAGTACAACCAGTGCTTGTTGTCAATATTCCTGACACATTCAGCATGGACTCAAGCTATACAGGTAGCGGTTTGATTGTCAAGGGAAGCACCATCTATTGGGGTTCGGGGGCTAACCAGACCAATGGGTTCTTAGGGGGCTTTGACCTGACCACAGGTCTTCCGGTAACTCCTTCAGGTACAGCTAATCCAATTAAATCGGCTGACCTTCAGTCTATTGGAGTATCTGTGATTGGAGCGGAGCGTGGCAACATCTCGTTAAGTGCGTTGCATCCGACCACTGCCTACTACACGGCTACTGCCGTAGCTAAGATTACCCATATTGATGTGTCTTACAATATGAGGTTCAAGGACAAGGTTGCTCCTGCGGATAACATATATAAACGTGATTTTACCTTCAGCGGAACGATTGAACATGACCAAGGGTCGCAGGTGAAGTATAGAATCAGAGTAGACAATACAGTGCTCAGGGATTGGACAGGATTTGCTAACTCCCCCGTAAGTATTAGTGAGACGTTAGCAAATGACCTGTTCCCGATTGGGACTAGCAACCTGATAATCGAAGCCGTTGACTCGGACGGGATGACGTTTACTGAGTACACTTTAATCACGAAGACGAACGTAGCCCCAAAGATTACGAACAATTCTACGCTTCGTATTCACAGAGACGACTTCGTTCTGAAGGCATCTTTAACGGACACAGACATGGGGATGTTGTCGTATAGGGTTCTTGTTGGCGGGGTGCAGAAGTCCCCTGAGAACGGATGGACGGATTATGCACCAGCACCTACCAATATCGAAGTCCCTTTGTCGAATGACATGTTCGCTGTAGGGAGTACGACAGTCCGGTTAGAGATTAGGGACGACTGGTTTACGCCTGTCGTAACCGCACTGAACATGACCGTCACAAAGGCTACTTATACACCTACCTTGGCATCCAGTGTATTCGATAGAACTACTCTACATAAAGAGGATGTTACGTACACTGCTACGATAACAGATCAAGACATAGACGATAAGGTGTCCTATCGTATTTTGATAAACGGGGTTGAAGTCATTCCGTGGTCAGAGTATCAGGGAGTGCCCACAACCCTAACTCATACGTTCCCGCACACAGCTTTCAGAATTGGCTCAAATACGTTCTTGTTACAGTTCACCGACGATTATCAAACCCCTGCGGCAAATTCGTCACAGACAACAATCACCAAGACGAACTCGAATGCAAGCGTTGTTCAGCCAGCGGCGGTCACTATTCATGGAGAGGACTTGACATACAGGGCAACTATCAATGATGCACAAGGCGACCCTGTGCAGTATCGTATGTTCCTTAACAACGTTCAGGTTTACCCTGAAAACGGAGACTTCTCAGAGCCATTCCCGTCACCGATTGCAGTGGCAAGGATGTTCAGGAACAGCGAACTAATCATCGGAGCGAACGCCATCAAGATTGAAGCAAAAGATGATATGCAAGCTTCCGCAACTTCTTCGACCTATACGGTAACTAAGAATAGTGTAGCCCCTACGGTTACTGTGCCAGATATCAAAGGTTGGGTAGTCAGGGCTACCGTGAATGACGGTAATAGCGACAAGGTAGGTTACCGAATTTCTTACGGCGGTGTGCAGATTTACCCTGCGAGTGGTTACACGGAACTAGCCCCTACTCCGTTCGATATTGAGTACGCAATCCCTGCGGACAAGGTTTCTATTGGAGTGTCTAAGGCACTGTTAATTGAGTTGATTGACGAGTACGGGGTTGTTGGCTCTCGAAGCACCAACGTAATCCTGCAAAATAGTGGCTTGGTTCTTTCGCCAGTGCCTTGGGGATACGTACAGTCTACCACGAACGGTCACTACATCCGTTACGCCAACAACGCACTTAACAACCTAAGCCGCACAGGACAAATGACAATAGAAGGCTGGTTTTGTAAGACTGGTCAGGGTGCGACAAACCCACGGGCTATTCCTGTATCAAAAGGTTCGACCTACATTGACATTGGCTACAACGGTGGCATCCTGATTTCAGTGGTCATCGCTGGTACTCAGAGGACGTTCCCTGTAGCTTACGCGCCAAAAATGAACGTATGGGAGCATTACGCTTTCACCTACGATGGGACTGAGGTTAAGTTCTATGCTAACGGTGAGTATATCCCTGCAACGTTCACGAACTACCAAGGGGCTGTTACTAACACTAACGTAATAGATATTGGACGGTTCTTTAATGGTAGTTACAACTTTGTGGGCGGTATTACCGAAGTTCGGATGTGGGATATTGCAAGAACGGAAGAAGAAATTCGTTCCACCTTATATGACCCACTAACAGGCAAGGAGGAAGGTCTTGTATTCTACCCTGACCTTGGTACACCTAACCGACCAACCGCTACTACAGTATCCGACCTGACAGGACAAGCCGTAGGGACAATGACTGGCTCTCTGCCATATAGCGATGCCTTGACACCTACGTTCACAGCAGGAGACGGTACGATTGTTTCTAATGTGGACTTAGGGAGAGTAGTGGCTACCAATTCTAGCGCACCAGTCAGAGTGTGCCTGAGAAACTTCAGCGGCTACTGCATTGAGAACATACGAATCACCTCAGAGCAGTGGGAACTAGACCCTGTGAGTGAAGTGGTCGAACTCAGTTATAGTAACGAGCCATTCGTTCCCTTGAAAGAGTTGGTTATTAACGACTACGTAGACCACACGCAGTACACTAAGTTTTGGGTTAGGGTCAATGCTGGCGCTGATGCTTTAGGTGGCGGGTTATGCAAACTGCATGTCAAAGCAGACATTACGTTTACTTAAGAAGGAGGTGAGATGAATGTCAACAAAGAGCATAATGAACACTAACGGCAATAACACTTCGTTCACGTTCCCTCGTATCCCGTCTGCCCGTTCCCTTAAGTTTTACGGGACGGGTGCAGTATATGGGCACGGTGGAACTACTTACGTAGATGTTTATGACGATGACACCAAGACGTGGGTAAACATCAAAGCCTTGACAGGCAACCCTTACCTTGTCCAGCAGTTCGGGACAATTACGTTTACCAAGCGATCAATCTCCGGTGTGCGGTGGAGAACTACTGCTCACTGGCACGGTACTCACAGTGCTATGGGCATTACGGTAGACTACCAGGCGGCAGTTGTAGGTGGGGTGAACCTGACTGCTTCAATCCATAAACAAGACTTTAGCTACTACGGTCAAATGTCCCATGAAGATGGGCTACAGGCTCAGTGGAAGATTCTTGTTAATGGCATACAGAAGTACCCTGCCAGTGGGTACACCACGTTAACTAGCGTACCGTTCAACTTCGGTAAGAATCTTCCTCACACTGATTTTAATATTGGTACTAACACGGTGCAGATTGAGACAAGGGATTCAGGCGGCAATATCGAGACGTTTGCCTACACCATGACCAAGGTAAATGCCACACCAACGGTGGTGGCTCAGTTGTCTGCTAAGGTGATTCACGGTCAAGATATAAAGCTTAATACTACATTTAATGATGCCAACACCGATGACAAGGTTCAGTACAGGGTACTCCTGAACAACGTCCAGCGATTCCCGAGTTCTGGATTTTCAGCCCTTGAGAATGTACCTGCTACGCTTTCTATTGTCTTCAGTAACTCCGAACTGAATGTGGGAACAAACACTGTCAGAGTAGAGTTCAAAGATGATTGGGGGGCGGCAGGAACTTGGACAGAGACAATAACGAAGCTTAATGCCGTACCTACATTGACAGGAAACATGTCAGGACTGACCCTAAACGCCACAATTAACGACACAGACGGCGATGACGTTAGATATCGAATCCTGATTAATGGGATTCAGGTGTTCCCTGAAAGTAACTATACGACATTGCTAAATGTACCTTTAGAAATAAAGTATACTCTGTCAAGTCATCAGGTTAACATCGGAAGCACCAACTTAATTAGGGTCGAGTACGTAGATTCTATCGGCAGTATCGGGGCTTGGGAGAAACCCTTCATTGCCGACTTTGCAGGACTCATGTTCTGTGATGAAGCTGAGACCTACTACTCTACAGATTTGGGGGAGATTCTGAAGTACCTTGACTTCGGTACAATTGTGGCTGGTCAGACCTCAACCGCTGAACGTGTATGGCTGAAGAACACGCTAGGGTATCCGGTAGAGGAAATCCAGTTATGGAACACGCAAGGGGAATTGGATGGCGTGAATGCCAAGGCTGAAATCAGCTATTCGACAGCACCGTTCGAAGCAATGGATGTTCTGGAATTTGCTGACCAACTGAACCACGGCGAGAAGATTCCATTATATGTACGAATTGTCACAAATAGGTTTGCGGCATACGGCGGCATGTTCGATATTTACGTTAAGGCAGACCCCGTATTGTAACGCACCACCTAATAATTATGAAGCCCTCCGACCTATAATGTAGGGGAGGGTTTCTTAATAGATTCGACAATTCCAATACAATGGGAATGGAAGTGATTTTCAGTGGCATATTTAACATATTACTTTACCAATGCAGGTGTCACTGGACGGACGGGCGGCACACAGGCTCAGTTTGACTCCGCATATAGCAACTCCCTGCTTAAAGGACAGGTAACGGTATACTCCGGTATTCAGGAATGGGTCGTTCCTCTAGCGGGCACGTATCAATTAGAAGCTTGGGGCGCACAAGGTAGCGGAGGTAACGGTAACACAACTTCCGGTGGTAAAGGCGCATATGTAAAATCCGAAGTGTTCCTTAACGCAGGAGACATTCTTTACATCTTGGTCGGTCAGGCAGGAACGTACAACGGTGCTTCCGTAAGTGATGGTTCTGGTGGTGGCGGTGGCGGTGCTTCCATTATCGCACGTAAGCTGGTGGCTGGCGGCTACAACATGACCGTAACAGGTCTTAGCGGAACTAGGGTTGAGCCTTTGATTGTGGCGGCAGGTGGCGGTGGCTCGAATGACGGTAGATACCGTAGCCCTATTAACGGAACATCGGGTGTAGGTACTCCTTACGGTGGCAACCTTGCGAATCAGAACTTGTTTACTACATCCTTCCTAAATGGCGGGGGAGGTACAACATACTCCCGTGGCGGGAGTACAGGTAATGGTGGTTTCGGTGGTGGTACGGTAGCCGATGATAACCAAAGTCCCGGCGGTGGCTGGTATCAAGCAAGCTTTACTGCTTACTCTTACTACACAGGGGATAACGTAGTAACTTCCAACGGCAACCGTTCAGGTCAAGGTGCTGTAACAATTACAAGACTGAATACTCCACCGATGATTACGGGCGAATTGAAAGATGGGCATGTAGTAAAAGCTACCATTCAAGAAGTTGATGGACATGAAGTCAGCTACCGCATCTTGGTTAACAGAGAGCAAGTCTTCCCTAAAAACAAAGAGTGGACGGATTTTGCACTTGCGCCAGTTGAAATAGAGTTTGACATTACGGGGATTATGTTGACCAATAGCGGCAGTAACATGATCACTATAGAGTACAAGGATACCATAGAGACAGGCACTCCCTTATACCTCCTGATTCCTCAATATAACATGGTATCGAGCATCGACGCTAAACAGATTAACGAGATTCCAAGTTCCCTTGAGATTTTGAACAAGGACGACTTCGACGGCGTGGTTGATATTTATACCCCAAACAAGTGGTATGAGGGTGGCTACATCGTCAACGACCAATCGACCGTCCTGAACTGGACTAGAGGTACTGTCTCTAACGGTCAGTGGACGGACTCAATCGGGGCAAGCACGGTAACAGCAACGTACAGATACCCTTGGCAGTATGTGCAAGGTACTCCGATTGAACTTGAGTTCCATTACAACGTAGCGTCCTACGGGTCGAACTACTACGCCGAATTGAACATGGGTCTTCTTCACATTTATTTCCACCGTGATATTGACGACTTCATTCAGGTACGTAGCGGCACTGGCTGGATTAAACACATCGTAGCGGCTAACTTCACGAAGGGTAACAACATATGGAAGCTGGTTTACGGTAAAGAGGGAGATTACACGGTATACCGGAACGGCGAGTTTGTAGTATCCGGTAAAGCAGTTCCCCCTGCCACCATGAACGTGACACCTACCTCTGTGATAAACAATGAGCAAGTTTACATTGATTACTTCACAGTGAAGGCATTGCCTTACGGGTTATACGATGCACGTTCTAGTGTTTACCCGCTGTACCGTTCTGACATGGACACGTACTACGATGTAGTCAGTGACTACGGTTACGATGATCAAAGGTACTTAGTATTCAACGGCTCGAACACGGAGATCACGTTCGCTAAGGATTGGGGAACTACCGGACAAGGTATCGACCCAATTACTGTCGAAGGATGGTTCTGGTTCGATAGCGGCAGAACGACAAACTGTATTTGGGGTCACAACACGGCATCTGGTGCGAACACACTCCTGTTAGGTGTTTGGGGTGGGCAGTATAACATTGATACGAACAACGGAATGACTACAACCTATGGAGACAGAGCGTTCTCACTTTACAACCAGTGGGTACACATTGCGTTCTCTATGGATGGTACAGTCGCTTCCATCTACGAGAACGGTGTTCTTAGATGGAAAGGCATAGTCGGAGCACGTGGCACTTATAACCGTAATCCGCAGATTGGTCAGGATTACGACAACTCGTCTAAGACTGACTACTTCAAAGGACGTATGCGTGACTTCCGTGTCTGGAATGAAGCCCGAACAGAAGAGCAAGTGAACCGCTACATGAACACTTGGGTCATGGGTATCGAGCCGCACTTGATGGTAAATCTTCCATTCAATGACGCCACAGGTTCGGTAGTCAAAGACAAAACTCGTAGAGCGTACAACGGGACGGTTTTGGGTACACCTGTTTGGGGTGGAAACTACGCATACACCCATAAGCTCCGTTCGTCTATTAATGTCGTTATTCGTGGTGACGCATCTCTCAATAGTAGCTTGACGGTTAACCCTAACCCGAACTACATGAAAGAGTTTACCGACCCCGACAACCGTGTGGACATTACTCCTACAATGAGCGCTGACACAGTAGGTGCGTATAGGGTAGTTGCTTCGTCCGTGTTGAGCACCACCTACTCTGCATTTAAAGCCTTTAACCATACAGTGACTGGCACAGGAGACTCATGGCTTACTCCGGTGGCAAATATGCCAGCTACGCTGGACTTTTACTTCCCTGAAGGAGAGTTAAATCAGGTAACGGGCTACGCTATCAACATGACTCGCTCGTATACAGAAGCACCGAAGAGTTGGACAATCGAAGCGTCTCATGACCGTGGGGCTACGTGGAGAGTCATTCATGCAGTGGTGGATGACGCTCGGACAACGACAGGGTGGAGATACTACAACGTCCCTGCCCAATACGAAGGCTACAATGCTCTTCGTATTAAAGTTACCAACAACATGGGGAGCAACAGCTACGTAAGCATTAATGAGATGTACTACTTCGCTTCTGATTATCGTTACGGTTATCAGATGCCATCCAGTGCTATTGTTTCTGAGAGAAGTAATTTGTCCAGTTGGCTGTACGCCAATACAGGTACTTCCTATGATGGAGAAAAGTACGGGAGTGAGAGAACATCTTACATCACTGCACGGCAGGGTGTAAACAACGACATTAAATCCCGTGTCGCTGTAACATTAGGTAACACAGCCATCGGTGAAGTTGAGATTATCGGGTTACTTCATGACTACCTGCCATCCTCTATCCAAGTCAACGAGATTACAGAATTTGAGGGAAGCATCAAGGCAAGGCAGACAGAGTACGATGAAATCGACAGTAGCCTGACAGTCGTTCGGTACGACGACTCGGAAATCAAGGGTTGGATTCAGACCCGATACAATAATGATGTACCTTCAGCCCTGAAGATTCGTGCGGGCAACAAAATGTCGGCTTTGGTCAACATCGCACAGCCAATTTCTACAACGGTGAAGTACAATCCTCTCCGGGACGCATTCGTTCGTTCGGCATTACCTAAAATCAACTACGGTAGTGAGCAGTCATTAGTGGCTGGCTTCGGAGCATCTAGGAACGAGATTTACAGGTCGCTATTTGCGTTCGACGTTTCCCCTGTGGTTAACCTGCCTGAAGGGTTTGAGGTATCCAAGGCTGAACTGAGATTGAAATATGCGAAAGGTTCTGCGAAGCCTACGAAGGACTTGAGACTGTACACAGCCCTAGCTGAGTGGGCAGAACTTGGTGTGACGTGGGATAACAGACCGGAGATGGGCGAAGAGGTTGACGGGGCAGGCACATACACCGTTAATGAAGCCGATGCCTATATCGCATTCAACTTGACAGACCTGATTGTCGGTAAGCGTGATGAACAAGACCCAAGCGTAAACCTTTACCTGAAAGCGGTGGAAGAGATTGGGCAAGCCCTGTACTTCTACTCGAAGGAAATGGGAGTTGATTACTCCCCTGAGTTAGTCGTTACCTACATTGACTACCGTATCTGGAGTTACGACAAGTCTGAGATTACGGCAAGTATTTACCCTAAGAAACGTGCTAATAAAGACGTGAAGTCCTTCCTGAAGGTTAAAGGTATTGCAGGAACTTTGGAATTACCTTCCTCCCTGCACGTTTTACAGCCGGGGGAACGGGAAAGTAGTATTGCAGTTAACCGACCTGACATGTCAACGTCTATCGAAATCAGGCAGTCTGATAAGGACATAATCAACTCTAGCCTGACCATTCGAGAAGTAGGTATTTTCGACTTCGCAGATATTGTGGTGATGGTCACTCAGCCGAACATGCACGGTACAATCATCGTTCCTCACCATAAAGACACACCTGCCAGCTTGTCTGTAAGGTTGGATGGGTACGATGAAATCATCACTTGGATGACTGCCAGCCAGCCTTCGATGGTCTCCACGATTTACGTAACTCCTTACGTAGACTGGGCGGGGTCAGTGACAGTAAGGCACTCGGATGAATCTTTGATTGATGGAAATATGGTGGTCAGTACACCGGACAGAGCGGGTATGGTATTCGTCCCTTACACTGAAGACTTGGCTTCGAGCATCATAGTCAAAAATACAACTGACTTTGACACGCCATCGACATTCATGGTGTCGAGAGACTTTATCTTCAACACGATAGAGGTCCTGAATCGCTATGATAAAGTTTCCAAGATTCGAGCAAGACGGGAAGATGAATCTGAAATTTGCGGGGCGCTCAACGTATCGTGGAGACGAATCCCATCAAGCATCTTCGTAAGAGGGCGCAACGATATCACTTCTACCTTAACAGTTCGTAACGAAGACCATGCTGAAGCAGATAGTTTGATTGTTATTAGCCGACCAGACTTCGCAGGAGGGATTCAACCAAGAATCTTCATTGAACTGCAAGGAACGGCTAGTGTTCAACGTACAGAGGGCGACGACCAGAACAGCAGTCTTTATGTTTTAGAGCGGAAGAATATTCCTTCAAAGATGGATATCGTCGGAGCGAGTATGATTCCTTCGAGCATTCATGTGCTCTCAGGATATCTAAACTCCCATATCCGTGTTCCTAACTACGGGCATAGTGATATACCGTCCAGCCTGACGCCAAGGCTTAGAGGGGCATCTGATATCCCTACAACTATTTTCGTAGTGTCAAACTCCAATCTGCCTTCGACAGTGATCGCGAGACGTAAAGAAGTCTCCGACATTCCGACACAGGTTGTGGCAAGACAGAACGAAGACGATGACATTCCTTCGACCATCAACACGTTGCAGTTTAGTTTGATTGACGGAAGCATCGCGGTTAGAAGGGAAGCTTCAGATGACGTACCATCGAGCACATACATCCTTCATCACAAGGAAATTAAGGGTAGGCTCTTCGTAAGAGGGTACAGCAACCTTCCGTCCAGCATTCTAGCAGTGATTCGAGATAACTATGACGTTCCGTCCAGTATTTATCCTAAATCACGGGATGTTAGTGATATCCCGACAGCGCTTGACATTAAATTCCGTGGTAAAAGCGGCCTGAAAGCAAAAGTGGGCGTTTCGTATACCGGACGAATGAAAGCCATTGTGGATGTTACACCTCCTAAAAGAACGACTCACTTTGCAACGGCAGTTAAAGACGCATATGTCCGCGAGGGCATCCCAACACTAAACTACGGTGCTGAAGCATCTCTCGTAATCGGTAGCAAGGTTAGCGGTGGTGATAGATTCAGAACCCTATTGGGGTTTGATATCTCCCAAGTTCCGCAACACCAAGATGTAGAGAGTGTAGTTCTGAAGCTTCATTACTCTCCGTCGAGTCCAGCACCCACTAAAAAATACCGTGTGCTTGTGACCAAAGACTTCGATGAATACGGCGTAACATGGAAGAACCAGCCATCCGTTATCAGAGAAGTTACCCTGGATAGTAATAACTATGCTGTTAACAGTCAAGAACACTTTATCACGTTCGACATTACGGAGTACGTGAATGATGCGTACCTGACCCGTAATACAGATTTGAGGTTCTATGTAGTCTCTATGGACGAGACTGAGGGTGGGGAGACATGGTACTTCTCAAGGGAGTCTGGAAAGGAAGTCACACCGAAGGTTGAGGTTACTTACTTCGACAGCACTCCGGTAAGCTACGGTCGCTCCGAGCTGCCTTCCTCCATCGGGATTATCAGTTCCGTTGTCAAGCACGACACGCCATCGAAGATTAAAGTCGTTCCACCACTGGATTGGATTTTGGTTGACAGACCGAACATCACTCTCCACGCTTGGGATAACGGGGCTCAAGACGGCGATATTGTTAACATCTACATTACCAACAGCAAGTACCCTGAGCGTAAGTTGCTCAAGGAAAACTGGCTCATGCACATCCCTGCTAACATCAATATCATGGACTACCTTGACATTGAATTAGAAGAAGGCATGAACACCATCTACTACGAAGGTGTATCGAACGGTAGTGCAGGTTCGGCGCTTACGTCCGCTATAAGGTGGCAGGAGTACGGAAGCAGAATCCATAACGCAGCATTCCCACCACTCATGGTGAAAGATGTAGGTAGCCACTGGATTCCAAGAACCAGCAACGAGTTTGAAGCCAGCATTGCCGCAACTTCAGGTACTATTGTTAACGGTAGATGGCAAGACCCTAAACCTTATCGCACATGGAAGATTGTACGTCCGTCTCATAGAGATGTGCCTTCTAGCCTTGAGGTTACACGGAACAACTGGTTAGCGTCGAGCATGACGGTTTCTACCCCTGATAAACAGAGTAATCTGACTGTACGGCGTAGTAGCCTATCGGAAATCCCATCGAGCATTAATGCAAGAAGCTTGAACTTTATTGAACTGGAAGGTCTGGTTGCGGTATCGAGACCTGACCTTGGCGCTTCGCTGTATGTCAATAACAGATACGATATTCCGTCCACGATTCGTCCAAGGGTAGTAGGGGAAGCGGAACTGCAAACGTTCATCCAAGTCTCTAGGGGCGACATGGGCGGCTCGGTAGTGGTAACTCCTGCTTATAGCGTGGATTCCAGTGTTATCGTAAGGGTAGCAAGAGATTCGGATATCTTGTCTTTGATTGCGGTAAGCAAGCCTGACATTGAGGGGTCAATCGACATTCTGGAACGGAATGACCTTCCTTCCACCATCACTGTCTCGACCAAAATCCATAAAGATACCGCTGGCGTGATTATCGTAAACAGCCCTAACCTTGTGTCTGACGTTTACGTTCTCAATAGATTCGACATTCTGTCTGTAATCGGTGTTCCTTTCAACGAAGAGGATATGCTGGCGGGGAGCATCGTAGTCAGTCGCCCAGACCTGATCGAAACCATCTATGTCTTGTACAGAGATGACATTGACGGTAGAGTTAGGGTTAAGGCGGCACGAGATAATGATATTCCTTTCTCTATTCATGTTCGTGACCGTTATGATAAACTATCTAGCCTTGAAGTCATTGGGGCAAGCATGTTACCGTCCAGTATCCAAGTTCTATCCGGTTGGCTTGCAAGTACAATCAAAGTACCAACGTACATGTATGACGACCTCGACAGCGTAATCACGGTACGCTGGTCGCAAGAGGAAGACATTGAATCGGTAATCAATGTTACACACCGATTTGATACGCCGTCAATGGTTATCGTAAAGAGGGAAGACAGCAGTGATACTGATGGGGACCTGACGGTTCGTAGAACTGATTGGGATGAAGTACCATCGACCATCTTTGTTCGTCAGTTGCTTGACACACCGTCCACGGTTGTAGCTAGACAGTCCGATTTGTACGACATTCCTGCGAACCTGTGGGTACTCGAACGGGGCGATCTGCCAGGGACAGTTTATGTGCGGTATCGCTCGGACTTGACCGGAAGTATTACGGTAAGACGTAGTGACATTTCTGATATCCCTGCAAACGTCCATGCACGGGGCAGAATGGTTAGCAACATCCCTTCGAGCATCAACGTAATGTATAGAGGAAACTCTGACCTACGTTCTCGGATTGCAGTACCGCCACACAACAAGATGACGGCTAAGGTCTTCATTATCCCTGTGGGCGACTCGGACATTGTGTGCTCCATCACCGTTCGTCAGTTCGGAGACAGTGACCTGCTTTCGAGCATCGCCGTTAGAAGAACAGACAACTACGATATGGTCAGCACCATCACCGTAAGACATACGGACAACAGCGATATTCCTTCTACGATTGATGTATGGGAGAAGTCCTTGCTTCCTTCTGAAGTAGCCGTAAGGCGAACAGAGTACAGCGACCTTCCTACATTCATCACCGTACACGAAGTGAGTGACCTGCCAAGTACGATTACGGCGAGACGCACAGAGTGGAGTGAAATCCCAAGTACCATCGTCGCAAGGCAGTTCGGTGACAGTGACCTCAAGTCCTCCATCAGAGTTGCCCAATCTGTAAATGTTGACCTCCCTAGTACAATTGACGTTTGGTATTTTAGAACTATCCCATCCAGTATTTATGTACTATACCACGCTGACGTTACTGGTTCTATTGAGGTAATCGCAGACTACGGATACTGCTTCATTATGTAATGAAGAAGCCCCTACCTTACTCGGTAGGGGTTATTTTTTGCCCAAAATTACCTATATTGTAGTTGCAAGAGGATGGAACTTCCTAAATGTTTCCTGCTTATTTTTCTGAGATACCTTGGCATAAATCTTGGTTGTGGCGATTCCGCGTGACCAAGATACTCCTGAACGAGAGCCATGTCGCAACCAGCGTTAAGCATGTGAGTAGTAAAGCTGTGACGGAAGACGTGGGGGCTGACGTTCTTAGAGTCAACACCTGACCGTGCGGCGATTCTCTTAACAATCTTGTAGATGCTCTTCCTAGACATAGGGACAGTCTTATCAAGCTTGCTAGGAAGCAACCATCCCGATGTAATGCCGTTCTTCTTCATGAACATCTTGACTCTGATAAGGGTGTTATCGTGGATAGGGTTGATCCACTCAACATCGCCTTTACCTTCGATGCGAATACTCTTTGGCTCGAAGTCCATGTTCTCTAACTGGTTGGGGGCAGTCTCGCTGACACGGAATCCAAGACCGTACAGGAGTTCAAGAATCATTTGGTCTATCAGTCGATGCTCGGACGCTGTGTCGATCAAGGCAGTTACCTCAGCTTCAGAGAATGCTTTAGATAGAGACTTTTCTTTTTCACCGCACTTTACTTGGGCGGCTGGTGACACCTGAATAACTCTCTCGATTTCTACGAGAAACTTGAAGAAGGATTTCAGGGCACACAACATTCTATTAATAGTAGACCTTGCACTACCAAGAACGTCGAGATGCGCTATTTATTTTCTAATATGGGATGACTCGGTGGCTGTAATGTCAGAAGGAGTTGTTTCGACAGAAAGAAAGCCTTTGATATTCCGTTCGTAACTTTCTAGGGTCAATTCGGATGAGTTCTTATCTGTGTGCAGGTAGAGTAGGAACGTCCCAACATCATTCATTACTCCATCGCATCCCGTTGTCTATAGTCACACAATATACACCGGATTATTATGTGACTTATTAACGTGCCACAAACAGATAGAAAAGGTCAGGTGATCGATATGGACGTAGGTGTAATTACAGCAATCGCTGGCCTCGTTGGTACTGCTGTATCCGGTGTAATCGGCTATGCCAGCGGCAAAAACAATAACAAGGTAACGGATAGAGAATTGCTCTCCAAGGACGAACAGGCCTTCCGTGAAAGGTTGATTGAACGTCTCACAGCTTCGGAAGAAAAGATTGAGAGACTAAGCAACGAAGTCATTACGCTTCGACAGGAAAACATGGAATTGATTAGTGAGAACAGGCTGCTGAATATCAAGGTAGAGCAATTAGTGGCTCAACTCTCAAGACGGAGGGGAGACGTGCGCTAAGATGGTGAAGTTTGTGAAGAACGCATTCTGGAACGACAATGACGGCTTCTCCGCTAAGGATTTTCTAATGGTACTGTTTGGCGGTCTGTTTGCACTGTTCCTACTTATTGTATTCTTTGCACCTTTCTTCGGGGTAGCGGTCAGCTCCGTCTCGATTGAGATGATAGGAAGCCTTAGCCCTGTCGTTATGACCATCGTGGGCGGATTATTCGCAGTGCAGACAGTGAGGGAGTTCAAGACTACCAATACAGAAACTACCACTGCAGTTCCTAGTGATTCTCAAATGGAAAGTGTCAATAATATCCTGGAGGAAAAGGTAGGGGATAGCACCCCAAAGATTTAATAGAAAGGGTGAACTAGATGGCTTTCAAGATGAAGTATTCCATTGTACAGAAATACATACCAGTCAATACGAAGAGACGTTCCGGCCTAAAGAACCTAGGAATTGAATTTATCGTGGCTCATGACACGGGCAATGACGGCAGTACTGCGGTGGGTAACGTGAACTACTATACGAACTCTGCCAACGTCGAGAGTGCTTCAGCACATACCTTTATTGATGATGAGGTCATCATTGAGTGTGTGCCGCTCACAGAGAAGGCTTGGCACGTACTGTACAACGTCACTACAGACAATGACCTTTACGGCTTTGATTCCAATGATCACGCAATCGGCGTAGAACTGTGTTACTCCAATAAGAAGGGGAACATCAATAACCAAGAAGCATACAAACGGTACGTTTGGTATATGGCATATCTATGTAACAAGTACGGACTGAATCCCTTGAAGCGGATTTCAGGCCACAATGAGCTCGATCCGAACCGCAAGTCCGACCCGTTCAAGAACGCTTTGAAAATTATGGGAATCAGTAAGGCTCAATTCCTAAACGATGTGGCGGCTGAACTGAAGGATTGCAGTACGCCTGAATCACCAATTAAAACTGAAGTATCGGAGGACGATGAACCTATGAAGCTTGATAAGTGGGCATTAGACATGCTTGTAAAGAACCTGACAGACTTTAAAGATAAAGGGTTCTTTACGGACGAAGCTTGGATTACCAAAGCCAAGAATGGTACGCTGACTGCCTCTGAACTGGCGTTCCTGAACACAATCCTAATTGCTAGGGCGGTGAAGAAATAATGGTAACTTTAACTGGAGTATTGGCTACAGCAGTAGGTGCAATCGGTCTGTGGATGCTTGTAGCGGGCTTAACAGAAGCAATCACGGAAGTCATCAAGAAAGTAATGCCTATTAAGGATACAGGCACGTATGCAGTTTCTATTTATAGTAGGCGTAGGACTGGCATTTGCCTTCGGACTTAATCCATTCGGACTTACCGGAATTGCCGCATACTCATCTACAGTAGCTGCTGGCTTACTAGCGTCCCGTGGGGCTAACTATCTGAGTGATTGGCTGAAGAAATTAGGAATTAAAAGGGAATAGGATTGGCAGCTCTCTTTGCATCGTCTGGAGGAACCGAACTCTTTACCTTCACTATCACAACGTACTCCAAATTCTTTAAAGAACTTCGAGCAATAGGAGTACACGTAATCGGTTAATAAAGTCCCGCCTTCGAGCAAACTCTTTTTCCATAGATAGATCGACTGTTGATAACAGAGGGGTTGAGACATATACGACATACAGCTATATGCCTTATCCACTGTGCTATCAACGGAGTCATACACGTGAACAACGTGACATCCCCTTCTCTAAAGGAAGCCAGGTGAGATGGTCAATATGTCCAATCTTATTACTGAATACCACAAGTATTATCAGCAAGTTTACGCCTAAGAGTCGCCCGCCGAAGTCCTTCGGGAAGGGGCTGGACGTAACATCTCCCGCAACTTTGTCAATACTTGCGCCGACCACTTAGAGCAGGGAGATGATTTAACAATGGGGCAATACAAAGGACAGGTGATAGTATCTAGCGAAAAGCAATTCGTTTACCGTGACTCTGAAAACAGAGGGCATGTGCAACTGCCGAACATGGTGGTTTCTTGTTTGGAATTATCAGACACGTCTAAGATAGCCTACGGCGTGATATCCAAGTACGTTTTTGAGAACGGAAGAGAAGCATTTCCTGCCGTATCACGAATTGCTATGGCTTGCAACTGCACCAAGAAAACGGCAATCAAGTACATTGACGAACTCTGCGAGAAGGGGTTCATCCTGAAGGAACGTAACGGTAATCGGAAGACGAACTCCTACTATCTGATGGACATAGACAAGATTGACCATCTACATGTATCCGAAATGTTCTGGCGGACTGTAAATTCCGTGTACAAAGAAGTTGAGGTATGCCTATACGAAGATGTATACGAATGCTTCATTAAGATGCTTGAGAAGCTTGACAAAGAGGGAATCATCTTTCGGGAGATTCCTGTCGATGCTGAGACTGAATCACATATACGTGAGACCCTTTTAAGCAGGGTGAAGAAGGAAGGTGACGATCTGTTCAACCCACCGTACGCTGGAAAGGCAAAGTCTGATATCTCCGACCAACCTGCGACAAAGGAAGTAATGAGAAACGTTCTAGGTGGCACTGTTGAAAAAGCGGGCAACTTTGGGGAAGGGAAAAGCAGGTTCTCCCTGCCTGATGACATTGACCGATGGAAGAACGACAACTTCGTTCAATACTTCTACGAGAAGTTTATTGACGCTACAGGCAGAACACATGAAACCGCCCGAAGTAAACACCGTGGAATGATTGGGCGCTTGCTCAAGAATGTTGACGGCAACAAGGCGCTAATTAAGCTAAGAATTAATGCCTTTTTCCAAATTGGATACGACAATCAGTCCCTTGAGTGGTTCTGTACCTCAGGACGGGCGGCAGAGATTGATTTGTTCGTCGAGAAAGGCAAGAAACCGTTCTATATCGCGGCGCAAGAGAAGAAGGAAATGGTTGAGACTACCGCACAGACAAAGAGCGGCATGTCTGCTGAAGACTTCCTGAAGAGGATTAAAGGAGGTAACTAATGAGTATATTGACTGAAACAAAGACAGAACTGTTTAGCACATGTGATACCTGTGTGGTAAAGGACTGGTGCAAACTTCGTAGCGGTGAAGTGAAGTTGCCGCCTGAGCATACACTCACCTATTGTGTGGGCTACGATAAACTGGAAAAGGCTATCGGCTTGGCTAAAATCCCCAAGGAGTACCGTACTGCCAACCTGCACAACTACGTTGAGGATGCGGACAACGCTGACTTTGCAACCATTCTGAAGGAGTTGCTATCTAATTCAGTAGGCTTTGTCACTTCAGGTACGAACCTTGCCTTGATTAACAGGGGCAAAGGTACAGGTAAATCATGGACAGCCAATGCCGTTCTTAATGAATTTATTTACAAAGTTTGTCGTGATTCACAATGGTTTGATTATGAAACCCCTGTAGGAATGTATCTGAAATTTGGAGCTTGGGCTAACCGTCAGCGAGATATATACACTCGTAATGACGAGAAGTTTACCTACGAAGCCCACCGAGAACTCAACCACATGAATGACGTTCCGCTACTAATACTAGATGATATCGGGAGCGGTCGAATCACCCCAATTATTCGAGACCTGATCTATGATGTTATTGACTTCCGTAAAGAAGAACAGAAAAGTACAATATTTACAAGCAATTTCGCAGATTCGATATTACGTCAAGATGACATGCTTGGAGACATGGTTGTATCTCGAATGCTTTACAATACGATGGTCATTCCATTGGGCGGTAGAGACAGAAGAGAAGATAATACCTACAAATACTAAATTTAAGTGGAGCATTTGTTGGCGTGTTTAGTGAAGATATACCTATTGTCGAGCTATTTGTAAACAACATAGTTGAAAGAGAATCTATATATGTTGTGATACAGCTCATAACAGCTCGATACGAACTTAGAGAGGCAAGCGAAAACAGCCCAAAGGAGCATTGATCTGACAACTTTATTGCGCTGATCGCATGACCTACCTCAAGCACTGTCACTACATGAAAACCCGTAAGGATTCACCAAATACAATTACTTTTCTAATTGTATTCGGTGAGTCCTTTTCTATTTCCATAATATAGGATTATATTTGCCGGCGGAAGAAATCTTATGTTTTATCCTGAAATTAGAGGGGTTAAAAATCCCCATAAAGGGTGTTGTTATTGAAAATTGGTCAGGAGGACAAGTCTGACTTGTACATAATCGATGAGGGAAATGAAGTCGCATAGAGCCTTAGCTGGTATCACTCTGCACCTTTTTCCGTAGATGACTCGACTACTAAGAGTGTAATCGGAAATTGGGAGGGAACACAATGGCGGCAATCGAAGAACTTCAGCTACTCAACCACATCCTAAACGTTAAAGAGTGGGGCGTTGTCGAGGATGCAGGTATTACTGAGAATTACTTTCAGGTACACAAAGAAACCTTCGAGTACGTCAAAGGCTTCAAAAAGAAAAACGGATACTTGCCAACAATAGAAACGGTAATGAACAAGTTTGATACGTTTGAGTTGGTGGAATTGGAGAACATCGACCACGTTGTGCGAGCGGTGAGGGAGGACTTTCTTTATAGGGAGTTCAAACCGATACTGGTATCTGCTTCGGAGACTTTCGCCAAAAAGGAAACGACAGCGGCTATTCAGCAACTTCAGATGGAAGCAGGAAGATTTCTGAAGTCTATCGGCTTAAGGGGTCAGGGCTACTCCTACATCGAAAATTCTCAACAACGTCTCGATGCTTATGACAAAATCCACGGTAGGGCAAAAGATGAAATCATAGGAATGACTACTGGATTCAAGCCGCTAGATTTAGCGACCAACGGACTTGAATACACAGATGGGGCGGTCGATTACTTTCTCGTGTTTGCGCCAACAAACATGGGGAAGACCCTCATATCATCCTTTATGATGTCAGCGGCATGGAACAGTACATTAGATGATGACTATCCAGCCTACTTCGCCTTGGAGCAAAGAGCGTCAGAAATTGCCCATAACTGGGACAATACACTTGCCAAAGTGTCACGGCTTGCTCTAACACGCGGTACGCTCTCTAACGAAAAGAGAGATGCTTATGCGGAGTTTATTGACCGCCTTAAGCAGAAGAAGAAAGACATGGTAATTTACGACCTTAAGAGTAATGGAGGCAAACCTTACACGCTCGACCAAATCCACCGGATACTCGAACGAGAAGGACACAATCGTTGGACACTCGACCAATTATCAAAGTTACGACTTCCCTCACGGGGGAGCGGCGACCTTAGACAGCGCCTGTATGATGTTTCGGCAGGAGTTCGAGACTTAATTCTCGATACGGGTAAGCCCGCAATAGTTGTCGCTCAAGCGAACCGCGATGCCCTTAAGAAAGTAAAGAAGGACATTACGGAGAACGTTGATGCCGGAGATATTGGGGAAACCTTCGCCATCGTACAGGATGCTTCAAAGGGCATCTCTATCGTAAAAGTGAGTGACAACACCTTTAGAATCTTGGTCATAAAAAATCGTGAAAATGCAAGCGGACAATCGTTCCTTGTGCGCTATGACTTCGACTCTGGTATCGTCTCTCTCCTGGATGATTCCATTAACGAACAATACTTCTAAGAGAGGGAGGGACTAGCCCATGCGGGTACAACTGTACCTTAACTCTATCAGCTTAGGAGCGTATAAGGAGAGTAAGGAGTTAACGGCTCACTGCCAATACTTCCCTAACTTTTTCAACGTTCACGTTGATGTTCACGAGGACGAGATAGAAATCCACTCTCCCGGTTTCGCCCAGATAGGGGGGGAAGGGAAGTGATTAATCTCTCTCTCAAACAAGAGGATCCCAATATTGAGATTCTTGAATCCTTGTACATTGATCCTGAAGAGTTGACAGATGAACTCAGGTTCTCTTATCAGCATCTCTCGAAGGTTCTAAGTAACCCTAAAGCATTCACAGGACTGAATGATACGGGGGAATGGGTCATGAGTTGCTGTCCATTACATTCTGAAACAAGGGCATCTTTTGGCATCTCTAAAGAACCGCCCTATCACTGTAACTGCTTTTTTTGTGGCTACTTAGGAACAATAGACACTTTAATAGAGAACGCTCTTGACCTGAATGAAGGAGAGGGCATTAAAGTTTTGCTTTCTACCTATATCATCGAGGAAGAAAAACGAAGAACGTTCGATATGGTTGACTTCATAGATAATCGCAGGAACAAGTACGTTATTCCCCACCTTGAAGAGAGGGTTCTTACTAGCATGAAAGATTCGAGGACTAGTAATGAACTACTCTATCAGACTGGTATAAATTACATGCGTTCTAGGGGATTTAACGACAGAACCCTCGAAACCTACGAAATCTGTGTTGACACTGCAACTGCGACAATTGTATTCCCTCAGAGGACGAGATCCGGAGAACTCCGTTTTGTGCAGAAGAGAAAAATAGGCAACAGCTATCACGGTACTAAGTTCATTAATGAAGGCAGCGCGATAAAGAAAGATATTATTTTTGGTCTCCATTTCATTAACACACTTAGAACCACGAAACACCGAATTAGGCGAGTCAGGATGGTCGAATCACCTATTGACTGTATGTCCAACTATCAGGTGGATATCCCCGCAATCTCAATTAACGGACGTATTCTTTTCAGGAATCAAATTCGGGAGTTGCAGTTGGCTGGCATCGAGGAAATTGATTTGATGCTAGACAACGATAAAGCGGGCGAGAAGGGAATGCAAGACGCCGCAATCTTACTGGATAGGGCAGGGTTCGTTGTGAACCGTGTACGCTACCCTAGCTTTCCTGCGCTCAAAGACAGCAATGAACTGCTTAATGCTTGTTTACTAGACCGTCTCGACACCTACAACGTGAACCTAATCGGGTCAATGTTCCAGTAAGCAAAATTCTATTCAAATTTAGTCGCATCTTGCTCAGATGAAGCAACGACCTCTGATATTACTGGCAACACATTACACATGAAACCATTGGAGGAATATTAACCATGACAACTCAAACAACGATATCGAACTTCGATGTCGAATCCTTAACACCTATCTTCAAATTTATACTGAAAGGCGTGAGAAGTGAAGACCGTGAAGAAGTTCAATCAGAAGCCGTGCTTCGTATTCTTACAGCCATCGACAAAGGGCAAGTTAAGAAAGATATCTTCACATTCTCTCACACTGTCGTTCAACGTGCAGTATTTGACTACTACCGCAAAAACAATCGTATGATTAGCAAAAACAGCACCTCTGTTAATTTTTGCGATGGGGCAGATGAAGAATATGGTTCAACTATCGATTACTTCTCGTACGCAACTGAAGAGATAGGCTATGGACTGTCTGACGTAAAAACGGATTACTTGAACAACCTCTGTATGTTTACACCGCAGCAACGTCGAATCATTGATTTCATGCTCTTCACAGAGGAAGGGATAGATATGAAGCCAACAGAGATTTCTAACTTGCTTGGCTTGAACAAGTCCCATGCTTCCCGTGCGATGAAAACGTTAAAAAAAATATGTCAGGGATAACACCCTAATTTACCTACCTTAGAAGATATACATAGATAGATATTAGTAAGAGTCTCTTAGGAATTTTTAGCTTCAATATTTCTCTCTTTTAAAGTATAACATACTTTGCCAAAAAAACCTTCAACTGTTCCTATATATGTTTCAAATTTCTGATAGAAACATTCTACAACTGCACTTAGAGTAGTGTCAATACACTATGTTGTAAAACAGTGCAATTAAAATAGGTTTTGTAACAAATCTATAATTTTACAGATCATATTAGTTACCCAATCCTTTAGTAGTTGAAGCAATTAACGTAGATATCCAAAGGTATAAATACACTACTAATTTTAAGTGAGAAATATTAAAAGAAGATTAAATCTCTTTGAAATATATCGTATCCAATTCTTGAAAAGTCATTCGCTCCTTTTTGAAGAGATGGAACGACGACTAATAATAAGAGGTCAGCGAACCTCAAGTACAAATTACATTGGAGGAAACACATTATGTCTAATACAGTCGTTCGTGGTCTTGGAGCAATTCTCTCTGGCGGTGCAGAATTCATTACTTTTGAAGAAGGAAAGCCGATGACTATGCTCTTCATTGACTGGTTTGAAGACCTGCTCGGTATTCGTGAGCACTATGAATCCGGTCTGACACCTAAATACATTCGTTGCCCCGGCAAAGACATTTGCCCACTTTGCAAAGCAAACCCTTCCAAATATCCTGCATTGCGGATTAAGTTCCGTGTGTATGACCCTATAGAGAAGAGAGTCAAATTCGTCTCTTTGGCTAAGTCTCATGTTCAAAAGTTGAACCAAGAATTCAATCTTGACGAGTGCGACCCTACTAAGAACTTTGTAACCCTTTACCGCACTGGTAAAGGTGCTTCCGACACTGCCTACAGTGCCCGCCGCTATGTGAAAAACCCTGAAGCTGGAAAACCTGTTCTGGAGTTCCCGACGCAAGAATTAATCGACCAGATGCCTGATATTACAACGCAAGTTACACCACATAGCCCAGACGAGATTGCAGGTTTCATGCAAGCGTTAGTAGCAGGTGCCCAGACTCAACCTAACGTTTATAATCATGCACCACAAGGTGTTAAGCCAGCCTATGAGCAACAAGGAGTACCTGCAACACAACGCAAACTTCCATTCTAATCTGTAATGAGTAAGGGGCTGAGACGGCCCTCGTTATTAAATCCACTATTTAAACACGACAGTCAATAATATTTATCACAACGTTATTTTCATATTTATAGGGAGGGTGAGTATGTCAGATAACGAAGTCATCAACATTTTAACTAAGGGCGAAAAGAAGTCTGCCCGAACCACACGCACTAAGAATACAGAAATAGTTAAAAAGGCGAAGAAACTCACTAAGAAAGAACAGAAAATCTTAGACGTAGAAGCATCGATCGTCATGCCTGACAATTACACGCTCATCAATACTCCTGAGCTACTTCAGCGATTAGTCAACTACTACAAAGCATATAAAACGATGTATCAAGGCGATGCCTATGTCTATCTCGACACTGAAACTTATGGACTAAACAACTGGCGGGACACTTTAATCTCAATTTCCATAGGTTTTGAATCAGAAGAGTATTTTAATATACCCATGCGCCCTTTTTTACATGAAATGTCGATAAATGTTGAATGTTTGTCATTTGACGCGGTATCAACCGCCCTTAAACCATTGTTAGAAGAAGAAGATATGATTGTCATGGCAAATGCAAAGTTTGACATTCACGCACTCAAGAATTGGGCAGATATTGACATTACGTTTAATATTCATTGGGACACGATAATTATGGGCAGTTTATTAAACGAAAATAAACCAAAAGGTCTGAAAGAATGGTACAACTCTTACGCTCTTCCTTGGCTAATCGAGCAAGGTAAATTGAGCCATGATGAACTTAGCCGCCCAACTTTTAGGTTCGGTAACATGTTCGACAAGATTCCATTCGATAGTATACCTCACAGGCTTGCTAACTACTATGCTTGCCATGACGTATTCATGACTCATTGGGTGTTCAGATATCAAAAAAGCATTGTGGAAAATCCATCTTTTGGACTTGACGGAGTCTACCGTCTTTTCCGAGAAGTTGAGATGCCATTGCTGGCTGTTTTTGCTACAGCAGAACGACGGGGAGTAGAGCTAGACTCCAAGTTTCTGAAAGATATCATTGGTAAGGTTCTACAAGAGAAATTGGACGAACTTAAGGCAGATATTTTCTCCGTCTTAGGCGGAACGATTACTCTTATTAAGTCACGAACCCGACAGCGACAAGGGATTAAGTTTAAGGAAGAGTACGAAGTGGTGGAAGAGTTTAACCTAGGGTCTCCCACACAATTAGCCAGCAAACTATATGTAGAGCATAAGATTCTTGAGGCAGAAATGGTTTACGACAAAGACCTAAAGCGTAAAGTACCTAAGCTGTCTACAAGTAAGAAGGTACTTACAAGGAATAAGAAGGTAACCATGACCCTTGGTGATAAGACTCACAAAATTATCGATTATATTCTGGAATACCGTGGGCTGTCGAAGCTAATTGATGCCTTCTGTAATAAGCTTCCTGACGATACGGTAGAAGGAATCATCCACTGTTCCTACAATCAACTGGTAAGGACTGGACGTGTTTCCTGTTCAGCACCAAACCTTCAGCAAATTCCATCTAAATTTGACCTGATTCGCTATGCATTCCGTGCCCCTAGTGGGAGACTACTGGTCAGCGGAGACTTCTCGCAACAGGAATTGCGCTGGTTGGCTATCTTTACTCAGGAACAAACCCTCATTGATATCTTCAAGCTAGGTCTTGATATGCACAGTCGGGTAACATGCCAGATTCACAGCTTCGACTATGATATGTTCGAGACGATTCGGGGTTACAAGGGGGATTCAGAAGAAGAGACCAGCATTAACGTAGATGAAGCGATTACGAAATATGCAGGTTCTCATGAACTTATCTATGCAATAACTTATATGAACAGTAAAGAACAGGGCACTAACTCTTCTACTACGGAGATTGTCCGTCCGACCATTGAACGCCTTTCCACATTTTTTGAGTTACTTCGTAAGAAAACCAAGTCCGTAGTATTCGGTGTAATTTACGGTATTACAGACTTGGGCTTAAGTGACCAAATTGAATCCAGTAAAGAGGAAGCAAAGGAACTGATTGACGGCTTTAAGTCCTCCATGCCTAGCTACCTTAGGTGGGAAGAAACAACCCACAAAGAGGTTATGGAGAAGGGCTACATTGAGACTGTTCTTGGACGCAAACGCAGATTCGGTGAGACCATTGCTGAAGCTAAACAGGAGGATCTGTGGAAGCGTTCTGGTTGGCACTGGAAAATTGAAAAGTGCAAGCGGCAAAGTTGTAATGCCAAAATCCAGGGCTCAAGCGCTGACCAATCCAAGAAGGCGATGGTGGAACTGTTCTACCCTAAACGACCAGACGGAACTACGTGCTTAAACCGTCGTGAGTGGGTAATTAACGGCTATGTGTCTCAACTTGAGAAGGATGATATCCACCTTGTCCTTCAGGTACACGACGAGTTGATTTTCGACGCCCCTGAGACCGTTGACCTATCCGTACTAAAGGCGATTACAGATACAATGGCTAATGTTATCCCTAACGATGCAGGAGTCCAATTCAAATCGGATATTGAGGTATCTCCTTATTGGGGCGGCAACTTCTCGCAAGAGCAAATCCGTCTTATGAACGAAGGTGCTTTGGATTGGAGAGATATCTTCGAGGAAGAGGTTAAGAAGAAGCTTTCCAAGTTCGGTATCGATTATGAAGTAGGTATGTTTGCTGAGAAGGATGACGAAGAGGAAGAAGAGAAGGCTGCATAATAACGGCTTCTTTGTTATTTGTTACTAACTAAGGTAAGTACCTTATATTGAAGATAGCAAGTCTGAAAGGAGTGATAACATGGCAACAGCTTCAGGGATTAGGGTGTGGGGAAACGTTTCTCTTGCTCAAGACACAGAGATTAGAACTGGAGCTAATGACAACATCGTCGTTACTGTCAACGGAACGGATTACCCCATTACATTAAACGTAGGGGAGTATAAGACCAGCCATACGCATGTAACCTCCGAACTGGTTCAGCATATCGCAAGTAGATTAACAGCGGCAGGATGCCCTGTTTACGCCAAGGTGGGCGGTATCCACGACGATAACCCAAGAACGGTGCTTGTCATTGAAGCAGTAGATAAGGAGGCAAACGTAACAATAGCGGTGTCCGGTAATGGCGCTACTGCCTTTATAGGAGACAAGCCATACCAAGTCCAGCCGCCCGTTTCGGCTTCTGTACCTACTCTGGCGATGGTTGACTTAACCTCAAGAGTTCAAGCCAAGAAGTAAAAGATCCTTTCGGGGGTCTTTTTATTTTATCGCACCTTTTTACGTCGATGGCTTGACTACTATGAGTGTAATGCAAAACAAACAATCGAAACGGAGCCAGGGACACATGACAACAGCAAAATTCAACCCTAATACGCAGAAGCGTACTTCTCAACGAGCGATGGTGCTGAACGCGCTGCGTAATGCAGCTTCTAAAGGATTGGCTAACTACGAACTGTACGAAATCAGCCAGCGTTGGGCGGCACGTCTCCAAGAACTGTACAAGCAAGGCTACAAGATTCGTGTTGACAACTTGGGTGACGGTATTCACAGCTACACTTTGGTCGAAGAACCTGCCGCAATCCTGCCGGGACCTGAACGTGCTCAAGATGTTCTGACTCGTGAGATTGAAAGTAAGTTCGGTGGTTCTGTGACAACTGCTCAACTCCTTTACATCCTGCAATCTAACAAGCTTCAGGTTGGACGTAAAGCGGGGACATTCAGCGTATGAGAATCGGAGACATTGAACGGAACAAGGAAGACCGTCACTACGGAGCGGTCGAGTATTCGTCCTTTGAATTTTCCATCCACTCTTGAGTTGTTTATGAAGGGCAGTTAGGTCTGAGCAAGAAGATGGGCGTTTCTGCTTTCGCACTCTTGAAAATTTGATTTTGCAACTATCCGAGACTATGTAGCGACCACTATAGAGAAAGAGGCGACAAGCTATGAAGATGACAACAGAACAATACACAGAAATCATCGTGGGAAAGGTTGCTCACACGGCAAAGAACATCGCTAAGAATGGCGGTCGACAAGAGGAAGTCGATTCTGATATAGCCGCAGCAATGATTATCACCTTCGCTCAAGAGATGATGCAAGTCATGAATCAAGTTGAGCAGATGAACGGCGAACCAACTATTTTACACTAGGAGGAAACACATGAGTGATGAGCCATTGCAAGAGGTTCTGCTTAACATAGGCGGTAACACCATCAATGACGTAAACAAGATGAATGCCCATTGGGATGACCCGAACGATGTAGCTGAGGAAAAATACGCTGGTTCAAGATACGTCTCTGTTGGCGGTGTTCTTCTGAAGAAGGGTGTCGGTGAAGACGATTAGCTTAATCATCTTCAGTAAGTATTATCGTTACGGAAACTTGGTCAAGGTTGGAGATTGCTCAGAGATTACATAGGAATTCGTAAAGATATGAGAACAAAGCCAGCCATGGAAAAGAGAAGGTATCTTCACCCTCCGTACTTGCTATACAAAGTTCTCCGACAGATGGGAGTAGTTAAAGTGATACCCAAAATTTCAACTATTAATTGGTCTAACTTGACAACTGACTTTAAAGAACTAGGGGGTATGACCTCCGTTGCGCCTTACAAACCTAGAGCAAAACAGGGCTTGGTTTGCAAGAAAAGCGGTAAGACATTCCAAAAAAAATGTAGCAGTAATCATCTATTCACTTGTTGTGACCGGAGAATAAGGGCGATTATGCAATACCACGAACACAGGGATACGCATCTTGCTGGTAAGAAGGCCAGATACCGTGAAAACAAGGATGCTTTTAGGCGCTTGGCACTTGTAAAACATCACAAGGATAAAGTTATGGAAGAGTTCCAGGACCTCAAAGCAACCTGTGGGTTCCGTCTTAGGGTGATTACAGAGATAATGGATTCCAAGACTGAGGGAGGTCAGTAATGTTAGATCGTTATGCTGTTGGTGGGCGACTAGACCCACCCTACTACCCTACCAAACCTCACCCTCATTTTGTGGGCAGGGCAATCATGGTTCCTGCTAAGGCGAACGGGGATAGGATGATCAAAGATACCTTCACAATGTCCCATGACCTTGAGTTCTTTGCGGTATCCATCAGAACGAACATGAATACCGTCGAAGACTACTGGAATTTAACTGTGGACGGAAAGGTACTCGCCAAGAACATTCATTGCAAGAATTACGAGGAAGGCTTGTACTTTCAGGTAGCGCATCCAGTGGTGGCAGGTAAAGAGTTCCTGTTCGAGTACCACACACCACACGGAGACGGAAAGAACCTTGAGTTGATGTTCCACTTCCTTACTGAGCCTGACGTTAACCTTGTACTCACCGGAACAACTGATTTAGGTAACTACCCTGACCCGCCCGAAGAGCCAGCCGAAGACCAACAACCACCGGACGCACCGGAAAGTGGCATACAGCTTCCTGTTACGTGGCAACCGTTTACTTCCGTTGTTGAAGCTGAGAAGTGGGCAAGTAACTTAGGAGTGTCAGTAAACTTCGCTAAGAAGATTGATGCCGCTAACTATGTGACCGAAGCATTGGCGTTACTCCTGAATACCTGCGGCGGCTTCGCTGATATGATTCAGAAGCATAAGCTAACAATTAAGATTGAGAACGGTAATGGTGCGAATGGATACTTTGACCCTTCCTCTGGAAAGGTTGTCGTAAGTAAGACGTATGACTACGCCAACGCTGATGTCATTGCTCAAATGGAATACGATACTGGACAGAAGTCCTCTCCTAATAAACTGAGGACGGTCATTCATGAGATTGGGCACTGGCTTCATTATCACAACATTGGAGCACAACAGTTCTATACGTACTCTGCCCTTGACCCAGACAACTATGGAGCGAAGACAATCCTCACCAATGCGGAATCGACGTATATTGCGAACCACCTTTGTAACTATGCAACCAAGTGGTTTCCTATTGAGTTGATGCCTGAAACATTCACCGCCAAGATAACCGGAGTACCTATTGATGCGAAGATATGGGAGTGGTACGAGCAGTACGGTGGATTCAAATGTGAGGGGTGGTAACGATGTGCCAACATGTGTTTCATAAAATCATCTCTTTAATAACAGCACTATATCTCTGTAAGAGGGAGCAAACTTCCTAAAAGCGTCTTACGTTGCCTTGCCTGTCTGAGTGAAGCTCCTTTATATAGAAGAAACTCAATCAGTCACGTTTACGAAAGAGATGGAATTGGCAGTAATGGAGAGGGGATTTTTATAATGGATATTACAATTCCTTGCATATTCTGCAAGCACTTTAATAGGGACGAACGGGAGAACATGACCTGTGCGGCTTACCCTAATGGAATACCTAAAGAGATTCAGGAATTAAAAGTAATTCACACTGAGTCGTATCCCGCTGATAACGGAATCAAGTACGAGCCATTAAGTGATCAGCATGACTACTTCAAATACTTTAAGGGAGAGATTCGACAATGAAAAAAGTAGTGGGAGCGTTATTGGCAGGTTTGGGTATTGGTGCGGCAGGAGCAGTCGGAGTTGCAGGAGCGTTAGCAATTATTATTAGTACTATTCTACTTAAAACTTTGTTTGCTCTCTTGGTAGGTTGGGTTATCGGGTTCGGGTTAAAACTCATTGCGGGTTCATTCGTAGCTGGTACGCTGAGTGCTATTTTCCACACAGCAATTCCCGCTTCCGCTTTACCACAAATCTTTGCAGGTATTGCATTGCTGGCATCCTTCATTAAACCTTCCCACAGCTTAGCAGACAAGAGCGCAAATAAATAAAAGGTTTAAAGCTAGTTTTGAAGACCTGAAGAAAGGGCTTTGTAACTCCGCTAATCATACGCTGACCATTATAGAGAGGTGACATGAATGATAGGATTCTTAAACAAGTGCCCCCACTGTGGGGCACGTTCTTCTTTTACACCTGAAGAGATGGAATGTGATAAGGCGTTGGTGCTGTGGTGCAGTCTCTGCGGTAACTTCATCAATCAGACATTTACTATCGAGACTGTCCGCAGGTGGTGGGTTCGGTACGACGAGGGTGAGGAATCTATCGTTCCTCCGATCAGCAAGTACAACCTTCAGAAACTCATGGAGATCGAACAGATGCTTAACGAGCAAGGTGAATGGATGGAGAGCATTGAGATTCACATTAAAGACTTTAAAGAATACCAGTATACAGACGAAGAGGGTGACTTTAAGAATGAAGGTTCAGATAACAGCTAATTTTTTCCTTGACAACGGTGAAGTTAAGAGGGTGGAATGGTTCGAGATTGACCCTAAGCTTAAAGGTAAGATTGTCGAGGATGGCGTAGATAAGCCTGTGGAAATAATCCTCAAAGCGGCTAAAGACGTACAGGAAGAATATAAGAAAATATTCCGTAAGTATCAAAAGGAAGGTGAAGTATTCGCTGTAGAAAACATCTTGGGTGAGGTATCAGGGGTTCACTTTACAAAGGTGGCATACTGGACATTACAAGCGGAAGAAGTGAAAGAGGAGGCAACCGAGCCTACCAATAACACAACTATTTAATAGTAGCCTGGATAGGTTTGAATCCTGCCCACTAAGGTTGTACTTCTTTGCTGAGTTTTACCCCCGCACGAATTTCTATCAAGACTTACTCTTTCTGCGGCTACTCACGTTTATGACCCTACGTTCCAAGCCTATTTATAGCTAATATCCAGGCCTTCTATTAGTTGTTCGTTAACTATCTGGGAGGTCTGGTTTGTGATGGACATGTCATGGATAGACAAGGGACAAACACCTGATTGGCAGAAGCTACTCTAGTCGAAGTAGACGGGCGGGTTTCTGCTAAGACGGAGTGGACATGCTCAGTGCTAAGGAGCGACGAACGTATTGAGTTACGGGAAAGTGACAAAGTATATAAATGATAAATACTTTGGTGAAATGAGAGATTCTTACAAGAACAAAGATGCGCCGAGGGTCCGAATACCAGCTTCACACGTATTACTAACGGCGAAGTCGAATGCTTTAGCCGCAACACTAAACTAGCTTTACTTTTGACCGAACATAGTACGAGAATGATGTCATGGAAACGGAGCACGACGAAGTTACAGAATTAATCGCAACTACCAACTGGTATGGAGCGACCACTATAGGGACAGTAAAACAAACAACGGAGGTAACAACAATGACAAAACAGATTTCCTTTAAGCCTTTCGGTTTCCCTGAAGTGCCTAGCATGAACGGTGGTGACTTTCTTGCCATCATCCAAAAAGCCGCGCGCTATGACGAGACGGTCAAGTTAAATAAAGACTTATCGAAACGTGTCGAGGAATTAGAAAGCATTTTAGCTGAACAAACGCTTAAGTCAGAAGAAGCCTTCGCAGTCCCTTTGTTCCCACAGGGTTTTGAATACTTCGGAAATGCCGGAGAACTTACCGACGGAGAGATTCAGGATGGTCTGGTTTCTGCGGCACAGGTAGAACTGGAAGCAGGTAAGTTCCACTTCATCGGAGCAGGAGATTCAGCTATCATACGTATGCACGATGAAGACCGTATCATCACGGTCGTAGCTCAAGGGTACTATGAGCACCAAGAGATCCTTCATGATCGGAACACTAACGCTAACGGATGCGATGACCCCGACTGTATCTGCCAATTTTTTAAGTTCGCTCCTTCCATCTAGGTTACACTGTCCCTCTTAATTGAGAGGTTTGTCACACCATACATTAAGAAGTGGTTACATTGTCAAAAGGATAGACCAAGGTTGAAGGACTCAACGAACAAGTTGAGAACGACTACCTATGAAGTGAACGAGAACGGACAGAAGAACAAAAAGTACGAAAAATAGATCCACCTGTACGTCATTAAACTCGTACCTATTGTGCTCCGTGGTGAGGATAACCCCGCATGGAGGGGTGGCATGTTCTATCGTGAGAAGGGTGGCAAGAAGTAAAGGTACAATGACCCTCAAACGAAAGAAGGTAAAACTGATGATGGACAAAAACGAAAACGCAATGATTCTGGGGAATAGCCCACTGTTGATATCTGATGTAGCTTCTTTGATTAAAGCAGGGGAGTTGGACAAGTCTATCCCATTTATGGCTTATAACCGAGCCGCCCGTCGTACCGCTGAGAAGCAAGCAAAGAAGATGATTCGTCGCTCGAAGGACTAGATCTATAAGAAAAAAATGCAGGTACGCCATGAATGGTGTTTTAAAAACTGACTCTATTTATGACTTCGTGTTTTGGCAAAAAGGTAAATGGAAGTCTCATCTGTAGAGTAAATCGTTAAATACTAGGACACTTTAACGCATATTACTAGGAGGGATAAAATGGAAAGGACTTATGTTTACACTCTTGGAGTTGTAGTAGAGCAAGTAGAGATGATTGAGAGTGCTATCCGGAATATGGAGCAAGCCATGCGGCATGTGTCGCCCGCCACGGTAGACGTAATTCGCAGGAACAAGAATCAGCTTGAATCATTGCTAGAACGCATTATGGACGCTAACGTATCTTCCACCCCCGGGCTTCAGGCTTCTATTGAAGGTAACAAGCAGTGTCTTCAGGACTGCTTCTCAGCAGATTACACAAACCGTCTCAGCACGATTAGGAGGACAAGACGATGAAAATTAAGTTCAGGGACGTTTATGGAATTCTTCAGAACAACAGGAAGGCTGTTTCTGATATGGGACTGGATTATACCAATGTGCTTGAAGGGGAAGGCAAGTGCCTTATCTCTGCGGAACTGGATGCCCTGAAAGAAAGCTACGGAGACCTGTACAATTCGGACATCAAATTGAACGAAAATATCGACGCTATCAGGAAAAAAGCTAACTCCTGTTTTGCCTGTTTAGACCTAATTTAGCTACGTAACTACGCCAAAGTATGCTCTTCCAATGATTGAGGTGAATTGTAAGAAATTCGAGACCTTCGGGTCTCTTTTTCTTACGCATCTTTCTCCCTACATAACTCTACTAATGAGAGTAAAGGGAGAGTGATACAGATGAACATTGACCACAGAATAGCCGCAGGTTTGCTACTTAAAGAAGTTCCTAAGAAGCACATGAAGGAGATTCACTTCCAAGCGAACGGGAAGAGTATTTTCCTGAGTTCCATCACTGAAGAGAAATTGGTCTCTGAAGATAAGTTCGATATGTTCCAACACTGGATTGAAGAGACAGTAATCAACCTGCCTTCTTACGAGACCCTGTTGGAAGTTCTTGAAGCTGAAGGGAACATTGTCTAATGACAACTAACGTAAGAGACATGACGAACAACAAGTTCGTGACCGCCCATCAAAATCTTGTACACAACGCATGCAAGCAGTATACGCCTTACTTGATGAGATTAAACATTCTTCCGGTGCAAGTCGAACGCTAACAAGTTTCCGTACTTATTGCAAAACACAGGAAGACCTACGAGTTTAGTCCTTATGCTATTCTAGCAATGATTCAGGTTGAGACGAGTTCTACCTTTAATTCTAAGCTCGTCGGTACTCACGGCGACACAGAGTTGCTTCAGGTGCTCCCCGCCACACAGAGATATATGAAGATTAAGGGTAGCCTGAGGGCAACATTAAACGGGGAGTGTACAATACTAAGTATCTGTCAAAAGTAAACAAAGCACTGATGACAATCAAAAGGTAGCTAAACAAGATATGTTACTAGCCCACAGCGACTCCCCTATATTGGTAGTAACATACCGGGAAAGGGAGTTGTAATAAGCACTTGAAAGATATAATCCGAGAGACCACAGAGGTCTTGAAGGAGGAATCCCACCAGCACGGAGCACTTCATGAGATTCACCCGAATGATGTTGAGCGTGTTTTGCGGAGAGGTCTCGATACTATTCTCGAAAACTTGGTTCAAGGTAACAGAATCTATCTTATCAATTTCTTTAATCTCGAACCAAGGACTATGACGAAAAGCATGTCCAGATTCCTCAGACCGGAGAGCCGATGGTCATTGAACCATATCGAGCAATCCTTATCAAAACGTCTGAGACTGTCAAAAAACGACTCAAGGTCGGCAAGAAAACCTATCCGCTGAAGTAATAGAAAGACCCCGAAAGGGGTCTTCAGATTGTCGAGAAACCCTGTACTTTTTTCAAAGTACAGGGTTTCTCATATTTTAGTGGTCGGTATAAAACGGAAATAGGGAAGATTATCCCCG